ATGCCCCGAAGTCGGCGGGTTGTGCAGCGTCTCGATGGTGGCCGAGGCGAACTCTGCGGTCCATCCGCTCGACACGGCCATGTAGCTGTACCCGTCGGGATAGGCCTCGTCGCTGGCAGTGGAGGGCAGGGCGTTGTCGGCCAGGCGCCGGTGACCGTCGATGCGGGTCCACGCCTGCCATGCGCTGCCGTTCCAGCGACGCACCCAGACTTCGTGAGCGGGGCCAATGGTGGTGGCGCGCTGGAAGGAGGCGCCTGCGCTGGGGGGGTTGTGGAGGGTCTCGACCTGCGCGAAGCCGAACTCGGCCGTCCAGGTGCTTCCCACCTGCATGAAGCTGTGACCGGCGGGATAGGCGGTGACGGCCATGATGGCCGTGAAGGCGTTGTCGGCCAGCCGCTGGTCGTTCAGCTGCACCCATGCGGTCCATGCGTCAGAGTCGGTGGCCCCTGCGCGGTACTGCACGCGGGGAGAGGCGCCTGCGACGCCTTGTTGGATGAGGGTCTGCCACACGAAACCGGCGGCGCGGTGTGCGGTCACCACCGTGCCGGTCTCTGGCCAGCCGTAGGTGGTGCTGACCGATCTGTAGCTGATCCCCGGCGGGTAGAGGCTCGGCGGGGTGGAGGGGATAGTGGTGTCACCCTGCTGGGTGACCAGCCCGATGCCGTGGAGGTGGCCGTCCAGCGAGATCGCCGTGCCGCTGACCGACGTCTGCTCGGGGTGTGCGTGGTCGCCCTTGGCGGCCGAGATCGACGCACCGACCGCACCGACTGCGGCGGGCGCCAGCGGTGCGACGGTGGCCAGTGTGGGCACGATGGTCCAGGAACGCCACGTCTTGGCGATGTCGTTCCACACCCGGTACTGCTGACCGAAGCCGGTGATGTAGGTGAAGACCTGGCAGGTGGCGGGGCTGTCGCCGAAGTTGTGGGTGACCACGATGCCGGTGTTGGGCCAGGTGCCACCCACGACGTGGGCCACCGTGGTGCCCAGCGGCAGCGGCGGCTGACTGGTCGGCCCTCGGCTGGCGGGTAGGGCCGTACCCTCAAGCGCCAGGTCGATGCCGGTGAGCGCGGCGCGGGCCATCAGCCGTGCACCACGACGCGGTACTTCCCTGCGGTGGGGGCGCTGGCGAAGCGCAACGTGACGGTGTTGATGTCGGTGTGCTCGACGTCGGTGATGACCTCGGCCCAGGGGGTGGTGGCCTGGTACAGCCCGACGGTGATGTCACGGGTTGCCAGGTTGTGGGTGACGGTGTAGCTGGTGGCGGTACCGTCACCGATCGCGGCGGCGTACTTGCGGACCACCACGGCGGTGTCGACGGCGACGGTGTCGGCGCCGACGATGACGCCGGTCCCCTGGCCGACGTTGAACGTCTGCGCGTCCAAGGTCATGCCCGCGCCGCCCAGATAGGCGGCGGCGGCGCCCTGCTGCAGCCAGCTCTGCGAGGTGGTCAGCGCAGTCAGGGTGTTGATCTGCGTCCATGTGGTGTTGGCCTGGGTGGTGCCCTCCTGGACGAAGGTGGTGGCGCCGTCCTGCAGCTCACCGAAGGTGTCGGCGTCGGCGGCTCGGGTCCACGCACCGGCAGCGACGAGGTAGATGCCCTGGTCGGTGCCGTGCTTGACCAGCGCCCGGTCGCCAGCGATCAGCGCGACGCCGTCCACGGTCTGGGCGCCCGACAGGGTGATCGTGGCGGTGGTGGCGGCGCGGACGGCGTCCTTGAGGCGGAGTCCGGCGCGTAGCTGGTCGGCGTAGCGCTTGGTGACCAGGTCGGTTTCGCCGGTGGGGTCCGCGGCGTTGATGCCGCGCTGGGCGCCGAAGTTCAGCGCGGCGGTCATGGTCGCCATCTGGTCGGGTCGGGTAGTGCGGACCCGGGTGTCGAAGTCGCTGATCGTCGCGGCGGCCTGGGTGCCGGTGTGGTTGGCTCGCGCGAGCGGGTCGGTGGCGAGCTTGGTCAGTGCGATCGCGGCGGCGGCGGCGATGTCGGCGTCGACGATGGTGCCGTTGGCGATCTTGGCCGAGGTGATGCTGTTGTCGGCGATAGCGCTGTCGCTGAGGTAGACCCAGCGTCCGCCCGCTCCCGGGGTGCCGACGTAGATCCCGGGCAACCCCACGGTCACGTCGAAGTAGAACAAGCTCTCCTGCGGCGAGTCCGGCGCGGCGGTGAGCCGCTGGAGCCGCAGGTCTTGGGCTTCGTTGCGCTGGAAGCGGACGTGGTTGTCGAAGATCGGCACGGGTCAGCCCTTCAGACGTGACGCAGTTCGACACGCCCGATCAGGGCGTGAGAGAAGGCGATCTGGACGCGCGTCGGTGTGGGGTAGGTGACGTCGCCGTCCAGCACCCGGCCGCTGCTGTCGGTGGCGGTGACCGTGGGTGTGGGACTGGCCAGGGCGTGGTCGATGACCCAGGTGGCGGCGGCGGCGTCCTGGTGGTGGACCACGACGGCGCCGGTGGCGGCGGCGAGCAGCTGGCTGTCGGCGTAGTCGCGGGCGGCCTGGCGGTCGGCGGCCAGCCGGGCGGCCAGCGTCGCGGCGCCGTCGGTGACGTCTCCGGCGAGCAGCTCGACGACGGCGTTGACCGCGCCGTGGACGCGGTTGTGGTCCTGGGGGTGGTTGCCGAAGGTCGCCGTGTCGCCGTCGCGGTCGGTCGGCAGCGCCTGAAAGCCGCTCAGGTCGCTCACCGTCAGCGTCCGCGGGTGCGCAGGCTGGGCCGGGCGGGGGATGTGGGGGCGTCGCCGCCCATCGCCTCGTAGGCGTCGGTGTCCTTCTGGGTGACCCGCCGCTTGGGCGACATCAGCGTCAGGCGGGCCTGCAGCTGGTTGTACCGGCGCAGGCTGATGTCGCCTCCGGCGGCGGTGATCGAGTCCGCCGCCTCGATCATCCGGCGCAGGGTGGCGGGCGCGTCGATCAAGGTGACGTACTCGTCCCAGGCCAGCTCGCTGGCGCGCAGGATCCGCTCGATGTCGTTGTCCGACAGCGCGTTGGGGTTGGCCTTGATGTCCAGCGCCGCGGGGACGGCGACCGGGCGGAAGCAGCCGTTGCGGAACGGGTCGTCACGGACGTCCAGGACACGCTCGGAGGTGACCAGGCGCTCCTCGGTGGTGAGGCGGAACAGCCGTGGCCCGGCGATCATCTCGGCCTTCGGCTCACCGCGAACGTCCAGGCGCCACACCCAGTTGGTGACCGGGCTGACGTTCTCCCAGGTCTCCGTGAACGGGGTCCCCGCCGCGGCGGCGGGCGGCGTTGGGACGGGCGTCTCGACGGTGTCGGTGGCGGCCATGGCCGGTCCTCTCCTGGTTCGGGTCCAGGTCAGGGCTTCGGCGGGCCGCAAAACGGGATGGAGACGCGTGTCCGAACAGCGCGACGCCCCCGCGGCTGGTCAGCGGGGGCGTCGCGCCCGGCGGGTAGGGGCGGCTACCCGCCGGGGCTGATGAGCACGTTGCCGCCTGCGGCGCCGGTCAGGCACGGCGGCGGGGCGATCTTGGGCGCGGCGGGATCGGTGCGGTTGTTGGCCTCGATCACCGCGTCGTAGGCCTCCAGGCAGGCGTACACCTCGGGGCCGACGACGTCGACGATGGACTGGATCGCCTGGCGTTCCTGGGCGGCGACGTCGATCTGGCGCCGGGCGGTCTCCTCGGCGATCAGCGCCGCCTCCAGGCGCGCGTAGTTGTCCAGCACCGCCGGGGGTGCGATCACACGTTCGAGGCGGAACTCCAGGTCCCCGCAGCCTGTGGGGTCATCGACGCTGTCGTCCTCGTTGGGCGGCGGGGCGTCGTCTCGCGGGACCCCGGTGTAGGACGGGGCGCAGAAGTAGTCCCCGCCGATCCCGGCGATCAAGTTGCTCTTGAAGGCCATGGCGATGGCCCGCTCGAACTCGGCCCGGGTGGACTGCTGCTCCGGCACTGCGGAGGCCGTGGCGGGGGCGGGCACTGCGGGTTCGTCCTGGCCGGTGGCCAGCTGGTCCACGGTGTAGCGGCGGGCGACTTCGCTGGCGGCGGTGTTCAGCGCCGGGCGGAAGTACTGGGTGAGCATCGCCGCCCAGCCGGGGTCGGGGACGGTGGGGTCTTGGTCCATGGCGTACCAGGCGCCGGTGCGCAGGCCGACGTCGTTGTGGAAGCGCTGCAGCAGTTCGGGGTCCTGGGTGAGCTTGAAGTTGACGATCGCCTCCAGCTGCACGGTCGCGCCCGAGGAGGTCGCCACCTCGATGGAGTCGGCGTAGCCGCTGTCGCCCTCGTCGGCGCGGGAGGTGATCCGGTAGGTGCGCTGGTCGTTGGGATAGCAGTAGACGCCGTCGCCAGCGTCGATGGTCTGGTTGTTGGTGCCCGGCGGGATCACCTGCTTGAACTGCCTGTCCTCGCTGATGCCGCCGCCGTACTGCAGGCACAGCTGGTTGGGTGAAGCCGACGCCAGCCCGCAGCCTGCGGCGAGCAGCGCCAGGGCGGCCAGGGTCGACACGCTGCGGATGGTGGGGGTCATCGTGAGTCCTCGGGGTCACCGAGCGGCAGGTACGCATGCGGCATCCGGTCCAGCTCGCGTTCGATGAGCAGCCGGTAGTCCTCGTCGGCGGTGGAGTCGCGGATCAGCCGCAGCGAGGTGGCGATGACCGCCTGGTCCGCCGCGGTCTGGTGCATCTGGATCGCCTGGGCGGAGATCAGCGCGGCCTGGCGCCGGTTGGCGCGCATCAGGGCGCCGATGGCGGCCAGCACGCACACCGTCAGGGCGGCGACGAGGGCGACGAGCAGGATGGTGAGCATGGGCACCTGTACGGCACGTGAGGCGGATGTGACGCGCGGCAGCATGCCGCAATCCGGACGTATCGCGCAAGGCGCGCGGGACGGTGGGGTCCGTGGCATGCAACAAGCCCCCGCCATCGGCGGGGGCTTGTTGTGACCTCATCGAGGTGCGGGCTGGTTACGGCTGCTGGTTGCTGTCGACCAGAAGCCGGACACGCTCGGGGTGGTACACCAGAAGGCCGGTGTCTCGCCGCGCGAGGTAGTGCCAGTACCAGTTGTCCTGCTCCTCGAACTCCTTGCTCTTGAGGCCGCCGTAGAAGCCGAACTTCCCGGCGTCGCGGCCCATGATCCACAGCTGGTTGGCGGGGATGAACGCCTGGTTGTCCTCGTCCTTGAAGTTGCGCAGACGAATGACGGTGGCGCCGCGGTAGCGTCCCAGGACCCCGCGGTCGCGGATCTCCTCCTTGGTCTCATCGCCGTAGCCGTCGAAGTCGGCGAGCTGGTCGACCATGGTGGCGCGACCGACGATGACCAGGTCGGACTCCGAGGTGTCAGCGACCGCGCGCAGACCGGCGTCCAGTGCGGGCTTGGACAGCCCGGGAGTTGCGATGTAGTAGGGCGAGCCGGGGGGGATCGCCTCAGACAGCACGGTGTGGACACGCCGGTTGATCTCGGCGTCCATCCGCCGGATCGCCAGATCCCGAAGGGTCTGGGCGGACTCGGCGAAGTTGTTGACCAGCTTGTCGTCGAACTCATAGACGTGCACCCCGACCATGTCGCGGGGCAGCTCTGCGTTCTCGCTGGTCAGTTCCGACGCCTCGATGTAGCCACCGCGCGCCATGTAGTACGCCTTGAGGCCGGAGGCCTCACGGATGAAGATGCGCCCATCGAAGTCGGTGCGCTCGGTCTCGATCCAGCGGTCCACCAGCGTCTCGTAGTCGAATCCCAAAAGGATCGACTCGGTCAGCTCTGCGGCGAACTCGGCACGCCAGCTGGGGTTGTCCCAGTTCTTGCGCGCCTCCTGGTTGGCCTTCTCGAACAGCTCGTACTTGCGGCGGTTCTCGTCCAGGGTGCGCCCGAACGCGTCCACCAATTCCTTGCTCGCGGTTGTCATTTGGTCACACCTCCTAGAAGCGGAACCGGGCCTCAACGAGGCCGGTGGCGGGGTTGAGCTGCTCGACGATCAGCCAGCCGTTGGCTGCGCTGCCCTCGACGAACGTCCCGTCGGCTGCGGGGGTGAGGAAGTCACCCACGGCCAGGGTCGGCACGCCGGTGACGCCGTCGGGGGCCAGCGCCACGAGGGACACGCCCTCCTGGATCCGGCCGTCGTACATCGACCGGTCGACGGTGTTGCGGAACCACACCTTGGTGCCGACCCCGTGGATCATCTGGGCGTAACGCCCAGGGGGGGCGGTGTTGTAGGGCGAGTCATGGGTGCTGGTCAGCCCCATGTCGGTGCCCTGGTGCTGGATGTGCTCGTACAGCACGATCCCGCACAGCGGGGTGGCGGGCTGAGCGGCGGCGGGTCGGGTGAAGTAGCCCGGGGTTGCCGGGTCCACCATCACCGCGGTGCCGATCAGGTAGGCATCACCGGTGCGGGGCGTGCGGAACCGCCCATCACGGACGATGTTCTCGAACGACCTGAACCCGAAGTTGCGGCTGTAGGACACGGCGGACTACCCCTCCTTCCGTGCGGTGGGCAGCCCCAGCACCGTCCGGCGCAGGGACGGCGTGGTCAGGGCGGCCTCGGTGGAGCCGGTGAGCGCTGATGCCTGCTCCGGCGCCGGGGTGGTGCTCACGGGCGGGGCGGAGGCGCCCTCGGTGCCGCGGATGGTCTTCCACTCCTCCAGCCGGTCCGCCCAGTCCGTCTCGTCGACCTCGGCCCACTTGCGGGCCTTCTCGGCGATGTGGTCCTCGGGGAACAGCTGCAGGTTGCGGACCTGGGTGGCGCGGGCGGCGGCGACCTCGGCGAGCTGAGCGTCCTTGACGCGGGCGGCCAGGTCGGCCTCCAGCGCGGACTTCTCGTCGCTGACGGTGCGCAGCTGGATCTGTGCGGCATCCAGCTCGCCGTTGAGCCGGTCGTTCTCGGCGGTGAGGGTGACGGCCTGGCTCGCGGCGGTGTCGCGCTCGGTGGTCAGCGCGGCGACCTGGGCGGTGAGGTCGTTGACCTTCCGGGTGGACTCGGCGGTGGCCTGCTCGACTGCCGCACGAACCAACGCCTGGTGGGTCTCTTGGGTGAGCTTCTCTGCGTCCAACGTGTGCTTCCCTCCCTCCTGGCGGGGTTCGGGGTCGGGTCGAGCGCTCGCCGATTCGGCGGCGCAGATGGGGCACAGGTCGGCGTCGTGGCGCGCGTCGTCGGGCTGCAGTTGCAGCAGTTCGGCGTGCAGCCGCTTGGCTGTCTCATTCACGTTCACCTGCACCTCCTCTCGTCAGGAGGAGTCGGTGGCCGCGGTCGCCGGATGTAATGGACGCGCGTCCGTAGCGCCCCGGAAGCCGGTCGCGGGGCGCTGGAGGCGGGCGGTCAGCCTGCGACGGTGAGCACCTGGGCCATCAGGTACTCCCAGGTCACAGCGTCAAGCTCGGGGCTTCCGGGGGTGGCGGCGGCGCGCGCGGCGAGCTTGGTGGCCTCGTCGGTGACCGCGGCGAGGACCTCGGCGGTGGCGCCGCTCCAGCCGGGCCGCACGGGCGGGACGATCAGCGCGCAGCCGCGGAAGGCGGGGTTGACGATGTGGCGGTAGCTGGACCGTTCTTGCAGGTGGGTGCAGTAGTCGTCGGTCTGGCCGTAGATGAAGGACTGCTCGCAGCCGTCAGGTCCGGTGCAGTGCAGGTGGGTGCCGACGCACTCCATGGACAGGAACAGCGCGTCGCGTTCGGCGGCTGCGTCGACCAGGGCGGACTCGAAGGGGAACACGTGCTCCCACAGCCCGGCGAGCACCTCGATGCGGATCGCGCCCTCGACGTCGTGGTCGTCGGCGGGCAGCGCTGCGGTGGAGTGCAGGAACCCGACGGGCTGGCGGGTCTTGTGGACCATGTTCAGCGGCGAGTAGCGGATCGTCGGTTCGGCGGCGGCCAGCTCGGCGCCGGTCCAGTACTGGGTGTTGGAGTTGGGCCGGTCAGACTCGGCGTAGTTGCCCGCGATCCACTTCACGTGGGGGTTGGTGCGGTCGGGGTCCCAGCGTGCGGCGGTGTCGCCGCCGAGCTGGTCGGCGGCGGTGATGCGGCGGGCGGGGGTGACCAGCAGGGCGCGGTCGCCGCGGTCGATGACCAGCGTGTCCATCATCAGGCGTCGGGCTTGCTGGGCGGGGTGGGCCGCCCGTCGGGGTTGACGCCGTCGGGGTGGACCTTGTCGATGCCGCTGGCCTCCACCAGGTCCCACTGCGCCTGAACCATGGCGGCGGTGGCCTCGTCGTGCTCGGGCTGGTCGCCGAGCTGGGCGCCGGTCACGAGCTGCTCCGCTTGACCGGCACGTAGCTGGTCTTGGCGACCACCTCGACGCCGTCCTTGATGTCGACCACGCCGTCGCCGGTGACCGAGTACGACGCGCGGTACAGACGCTCGTCCAGGTCATAGACGACCCAGTCGTCGGCGACGTCGCGGATGTAGGGGTAGCGGCTGCGGCCCATGTCGTCGACGGTCTTGCGCCGGATCGCCGCGGTCAGCAGCTGCTGGACCTCGGCGTGGGTGTGGACCGCCGCGGCATGCTCGGCCAGCCCGGCGGGTGTGAACCCGGTGCGGTCGCAGTCGGGACAGGCGTGCATGACGGTCTCCTGGGTGCTGGCGCGGTCGCCGGGCTTGAAGCTGGCGGGCAGCAGCTTGGTGGCGCCCAGCGCTCGGGCGCGGCGGATGATGTGGGCCTTGGCGGCGGCCTTGTTGGCGGCCAGGCCGTAGGCGGCGATGGCGTTGCGCAGGTCGGCGACGGTGACGATCGGGAAGCTGCCGTCGGGCAGGGCGGTTCCGGCGCTGGCGGCGCGCTTGCGCTGCGCGGCGGTGAACACGCGGGCGTCTTCGGGGGCGGCCGGGGCGGCGTCGGGGGTGGGGGCCATGGGGTTGGTCTCGGATCGACGCGCGTTCAGATGGCGTCAGGTGAGTGCGGCGCGGGCGTGGTGGACCGCCTCGGCGGCCAGGACGGTGTCGCGGGCGGGGTCGGCGGCGGTGAGCTGGCCGTCCCAGCGCCGGGCGCGGACCGAGGCGACGTCCAGGAAGCCGCCGGGGTGGCGATCGGAGACGCGCAGCAGCAGCGCGAGGTCTTGTTCGATGATCAGTCCCGGCCAGCCGCCCGCGTCCCAGACCGCCTGGGTGCGGTAGACCGTCTGGTTGGGCGGGCACGGGTTGGCTCCCAGCTGCTGCCAGGTGGCGCGCAGCAGGCCGGGACCGATCAGCAGGTTCACCCCGCCGCCCAGGTGCGGCCAGCGGCTGCGCCGCTGTTCGACGGTCGCGCCGTCGGCGTCGATGACGTCCCAGCGTGTCGGTGCCGCCCAGGCGAGGTCGGCGTTGCTGTCCAGCAGGTCGGCCAGGGCGGCCAGCCCGGCGGGTTCGACCTCGTCGTCGGCGTCGACGGGGGCCAGCAGCCTGCCCGACGCGCGGGTCAGCGCGAGGTTGCGGGCGGCTGCCGCACCGCCGGGGCGTCCGGCGTGGTGGATCTTGACGCGCGGATCGTCCAGCGCGTCGGGCGGCAGCCAGCTGGCGTCGGCGACCCCGTCGGGGGAGTCGTCTTGGATCAGCCACTCCCACCGGCCACAGAACTCACTGGCGAGGTCGAGTCTGCGGAGGCTGGACCACAGCCGTGCCAGGTAGCGTGCGTCGCGGGCGATGACCGGGGTGAGGATGGACAGACGCGTGTCCATCTAGGCACCCTGGGCTGGCTGGCGCGGCTCGTCCTCGACGACCCCGCTGGGGCGTCCCCCCTCGGGGGTGGTGTCGGGGTCGGTCGGCTTGCCGAACGGGTTGGCCTGCGGGGAGTTGTGCGGGACGATGGACTGGAAACCGTCGTCGTAGTCGTCGGCCTCGCGGACGCGGCGCAGGTACTCGGTGTCCTGGTCGTAGTCCAGCTCTTCCAGCATGGTCTCGCGCGACAGGTCGCCGCGGTCGCGGACCTTGAGCACGGCGTTGACGATGTCGGTGTTGAACTCCAGCGCCACCCGGCGGGGCGAGAACGTCAGGCCGGGCCGCTCGGTGAGCTGCTCGGGGTTGGCGGCCACGATGGGGGCGAACAGGCGCGCCTCCAGGGTGCGGCCCAACTGGTGGCGGCGGGCCTCAAGACCGCGGGCGACGACACGGCTCATCTCTGACACGCTGCGCCCGCCGGTGTTGCCGCCCTGCACCTGCGGCTGGAAGGTGCCCAGGGCCTTGAACACCAGCCGGGCGTCCAGCACCGAGTAGCGCGACTCGATCAGGGTGTTGTCGGTGGGCGGGGTGACGATGTCGACCGACAGGCGGTGGTCACCGACGAGGATGGGCAGGCGGGCGACGACGCGGACCTGCTCTTGGAGGTTCTCGATCTCGGCGGGCTGGGCGGGGATCTTGTCGCTGCCCTTGCGGATCACCACGATGAAGTTGGTGTTGCCGATCAGGGTGGAACGGTCCGAGGCGCGCAGGTGCTGCTTCAACTCCAGCACCGGCAGCGCGGCGCGCAGCCGGGGCAGCGCGAAGCGTTCGTAGGACGCCCTGGTGAGGGTGTGGCGGAAGACCGCGTCGGCGCGCATCAGCCACAGCCGGTCGGCGGGCAGGTCAAGGTCAGCCAGCAGCCGCTGCTCCGCGGGGGGCGGGTTGTAGCGCCGCTCGACCAGCTTGAGGACGACCTCGTCGACGATGTCGCCGCCCAACGCCGACCCGAACGCGCGGTGCTCGTCGGGGTCGGCGATGTAGGCGAAGCGCTCGCGACCGAACAGCATGCTGCCCACCGGCAGCACCTTGGTGGGGTCAAGCAGGGTGATGGCGGTCGGCAGGCGCAGCGCGAACTGCTTGCGGCGGGTGCGGTTGCCGCGCCCGCCGCCGCCTCGGCGGGCCGGGGGGGTCCGCACCGTGTAGACCCGCTCGTCCCACCACAGCCCGGCGTAGAACTGGCTGACCTTGTACAGCTCGCGGCCCATCTCGCGCAGCCGGGAGTCCAGGTCAAGCTCCGCGCCGTACTGGTTCCAGATGTCCTGCTCGTCCTCGTTGTTCAGCTCGAAATGGACCTTCTGGAACATCAGCGCTTCGGTGACGTCGGCGGCGGTGGACAGCACGTCGTCGTCCTCTACCGCGGCGGCGCACTGGCCCATCTGGGCGAAGATGTGGTCGGCGCGGTTGTAGCCGTGCCGGTTGAACACGTCCACGGTGCGGGTCTCGCCCTTGGCCCGCTGCATCCAGCCCGACAGCGCCTGGGCGACCTCCTGGGAACGCAGCGCGGCGTCGGCGACGGACTCGGGGACCCCGGCCTCGTTGACGTAGCTCAGCGAGGCGCGCGCCTCGCGGAAGCGGGTGGGCATCGCGCCGGTGTCGGTCACGACGGCCACGTCCCGTCGACCGGCTCGTAGGTGGCGCGGAAGACGTCGTCGCGGCAGGGGTAGCGCTCCCCCACCACCCCGGTGATGATCCAGTCGCCCGGGCTGGCGTGCATGACCCCCTCCAGGGTGGCGATGTCCACCGCCTCCTCGGTGCGGACCGCGGTGATCTCGACGGGCCGCTTGCGGAACCGGGTGGCGGTCACGTCGCCGCCCCCGACATCCGCCAGTCCAGCTCGCGGACCGCGATCAGGCGGCTGGCGATGGAGAACTGCTGGCGCAGCTCGTCGATCGCCGGTTCGACCTCGTTGACCCGGATCGCCTTCCACTGGCGATGGACGACCTCGATGCGGCTGATCTGCACCCGGATCTCCGCCAGGCGCGCGGAGTGTCCGGCGCAGTAGCGCAGCACCTGGTCCGGCTCGGTGTTGTGGAACGCGCGCATGTCGTCGAAGGCGTCGTTGATCTCGGCGCGGACCGAGTCGATGCTGCCCAGCCCACCGCCGAAGTCGCGGGCGGTGTCCACCCCGGGGGTCGGCGCGGCGGTGGTGGGCGCGGCCGGTGCGCCAGGTGGGGTGTGGCCGTTTATGGCCATGCGTGCGGTGCTCATGGCCGGGCTATCGGCCGGGAATGCCCCCCGGATGGACCCGGCGGTGCCGCGCGGCGGCGTCGGCTAGGCCATCAGGAAGGTGTCAAGGACCGGGACCTGGGCCTTGCGGACCGTCTTGAGGCTGGCCTCGATCTGCTGCAGGACGTAGGGCAGCACGGCCATGCGCGCGGCGTCCAGGCAGTGGAACTTGCCCATGTTGAACTGCTTGCGCCCGTAGGGGTTGGTGGTCGAACGCACGACCTGGTAGGTCTGGCCTTGGAACTCGCGCAGCAGGTCGGTGTCCCAGGGCAGCAGCATCGCCCCGGCGTCGACGAGGGCGCGCAGCTGGTCTGAGGCGTACTCCAACACGTTGGCCCAGATCGTGCGCTGTTCTTCTTCCTCCTGGGTCCAGAAGGTCGTGGCGGCCTTGTCCTGGTCGGCTTGCTCGTAGCCGACGATGATCTTCTCGGAGAAGTTGTAGCCGCGCAGGCAGGCGGCCAGCGCGCGGTTGGTGCCGGTCATGATCTCTGACCAGATCGGCAGGCCCAGCCCGGTGCGGTCCATGGCGATGCAGCGTGGGCGGTAGACGTCTTGGAGGTGCTCCAGAGCCAGGCGCTGGTCGCGTGAGGCGATGCGTTCAAGGTGCAGGCGCAGCAGCAGCTTGAGGCGGGTGGCCGGTTCGCCGGGCTTGAGTCCGCTGCGCTGGTCGGTCTCGCCGTAGACCAGGATCTCGGTGGGGTGGTTGGTCATGCCGACGTCCATGCCGATCCACACCGACTCATAGGCGCTGTGGCGCACCGGCACGTCGATGAGATCACCGATGGTCAGTCCGGAGTCGCGCAGCCGCTCGTCGTTGATGCGCAGGTGGGCGTACTCGTTGGTGTTGTAGTCGCTGGCCTGCTGGCTGTCGACGCAGGCCATCAGCCGGTTGAGCACGAACAACGGCGACTGGGCGTCGCCGTGCAGGCCCAGGATGTTGCGCCGGTAGTCGGGGTGGTCGCGGGAGCCGTACAGCTCCGCTTTGGACGCGCGTTCCTCTGCGGTCCAGTCGGGCCGGTGCATGCCGGTGTAGCGGTGCACGAACCAGCCGGAGTTGGGTTGGGACTGCTTGTAGTAGCGGTCGCGCACTCCGCGGCTGACGCCGTGGGAGCGCCAGGTGGCGTCGTCGTTGCCGTACTTCAACGTCTCGCCGAGTTCGACCCAGCCCGCTTCGGGATAGTCCTGCGCCTCGTCCATCTCCAGCTTCTTGGGGTGCATCCCCTTGACGCCTTTGCCGTCCTTCTGAGGGATGCGACCGATGATGCGCGCGCCGTTGACGAATTTCGCCTCGAACGGCCGGTGGGTGAGACCCAATGATCCGGCTTGCTTTTTGAGCAGTTCGCGGCTGACCCTAGTCGAGACGATGCGATCTTCGATGTTCTTGGTCACCGGATCCAAATGGATCATCTCCGGCGCGGTGATGAGCATCTCCTCGCCCGGGTTGGTAAATGCAAACGCGAAGGCGCGCATCTGGATACCGACGCTTTTGCCAATCGCACGGGCGCACTGGTCGATCTGGAACTTCGCTTCCGTGCGATACCACGGGTACTGGAAGTCCCAGCAGCGAAACACCGAGTCCGCGGCGGTCTCGTCGGTCCACAAGAACTCGGCCAGGTCGATGCCGGAGGGGTCTTGGAGCAAGGCCAGCAGGTAGCGCTCCTCCTCTGACAGGTCCTCGACGACGGGCATCAGGTGGCCTTGGCGGTGATGGCGTAGCGGGCCGGGCCGACGAGTCCGGGGCGGGAGGCGTACGGATGCGTGTCGGTACGGCCGGTCACCACTCCTCCAGCATGCGGGAGCTGAGGTCCACGCTGGCGGTGCCGGTGGTGGAGCGCGCCACGAGCGACAGGATCTGGCTGCGGGGGACGCGGATCTCGAACTCGTGCGGGTCAAGCGTCCGGGTGGCCTGACCCCCCGCGGCGTGCAGCGCGCCGAAGACCTTCTCCCCTCCGGCGAAAGCGGTGCCGGTGATGTCGCGCTCCAGGGCGGTCTCATCGGGCGAGGTCTCGCTGGGGGTGGCCCAGACGGCGCCGGTGAGGGTGGTGTTGAGCCGCACCTGGAGCAGCACGTTGTTGGTGGCCACGATGATCCCGTAGCCCTCGGTGAGCAGCGACACCGCCTCGAAGCCGGTGACCTTGCGGCGCCAGGAGATGACCGGCGTCCAGGCGGTGGTCAGCGCCTTGCTCAGCACCCTGTCGGAGGTGACCCGATCCGACGGCTCGTAGTGGCCCAGAATCGAGTAGTGGCGGTCAGCGACGAACATCTCCGCGGCGGCGGCGGTGCCGTTGTTGTGCAGGCTGGCCGACACCGGCAGGTTAGGGTTCAGCGTGGAGGTCTGCCCGCTGGGGTTGATGCGATGCACGGTAATGGGACGCTGGCGCAGGTAGCCGGGACCTGCGTCGGTCTCGGGCAGCACCACCGAGAACGCGACCATGCCGTAGGCCCAGGTCATATCGACCTGCCAGTTCTGGCCGCGGGCGACGTCCAGGGTGTTGCCCGAGGCATTGAACAGGCCGCGCGAGCCGTCGAGGCGGTCGTTGTTCCAGGCGGCCTGGCGGACGGCGGTCTCCACCCCGCCGCGCCGGGTCCATACGTACACCCCGGCCGCGTCGCGTCCCCACCCGAACCCGTTGGCGTCGTCGAAGTAGCCCCAGCGGGCGACCTGGTTGCCGGTCAGCGCGGCTGCGGGGAAGCGCACCCCGATCCCGCACTCCGCGGCGAACCCCGACTGGTAGCGGCCGATCTCGGCGGTCTCAAGGACCACCGAGTCCGCCCCCGCCGCGGTGGTCGCCAGGCGCAGCCCGCCCCCCGACGAGGTCACCCCGCCCGCGCCTGCGGTGCGGATGACGTTGCGGAGCCGGGAGGCGCCGAAGACGCTGTTGGCCTCGATGACCGGGGTGCGCGCGGACACCGGGGCGTTGCCGAACGGGGTGTTCTCCGGCACGTGGCTGAGGAAGGTCCGTTCGCGCAGCAGGGCGGACAGGGCCGAGGGGGGCAGGTCTACGCGCATGGGATGTGTCTCGGCGCTCAGGAGGCGCGGACTGTGAGGTAGTCGCGGTACAGCCTGGTGGCCAGGCCTGGCTGCTCGTCGACCATGCGGATCAGGGCGGTGGCGGCCATCAGCTTGCGGTACTCCACGAAGTGGGCGGCGGGCTTTCCGACGGCGACGGCGATGGCGCGCAGCTCGATGGCGTTGGGCAGGTAGGCGCCGCGCAGCAGGCGGATGAGGGTGGCGCGCTGTACGCCGCTGCGTTCGCTCAGACTGCGGGTGCCCAGGCCCTTGGCGGCCATCAGTGCGGGCAGCACCTCGGTGAGCGGGCGGTCCTGGTCCTCCCCGTACAGCAGCGCCTGGAAGTCGACCTCTTCCTCGTGGGGCATGGGCAGCTGGCCGACGCGGCCGGGCTTGGCGTAGGTCTGCTTGATGACGTCGGCGAGGATGCGGTGCATGACGTCGGGCCGGGCGGTGAGCGCGGCGTCCCAGGCGCGGCGTCCGCCGTCGGCGCCGGGCGGTCCGGCCAGGACACGCAGCAGGGGGAAGCGCGCGCCGAGTTGTTCGCCGGTGAGACCGAGCCGGGCTTGGCCCTTGCCGCGGGGGGACGGTGGCGGCTTGGTCTTGGTCCGCGGCACTCAAAGGCTCCGGACCCAGATGGACTGATCGACGCGGAAGCTATCGTCCAGTTCGTCCCACAGCACGATCAAGTCGCCGCGGATCCAGTCCAGGATGCGTTCCGGTGACAGGTCGAGTTCTTCGCGTTCGCGCTCGTCGCAGCGGTCATAGGTGGTGACCATGCTGCGCAGCTCATAGATCTTGGTGACCGCCAGCTGGTACTGGTTGTTGCGGTGATAGCCGAACACCTTGGCGCGGTCCAGCAGTGTGGACAGGTAGTCGCCGACTTGTTCGCCTTTGTTTTTGTCACGCCCGACCTTGTCGATGCCCATGTTCTGCTTGAGCAGCCGGATCTCGGCGGAGTACTCGCGGATGTTTTTTTGCATCTCGCGCTGGTCGATCAGTCCGTACAGGTAGTCCCAGCCCTGGGAGATCCACAGCGACCAGCGATAGATCATCACTTCGAGGGTGAGCAGCCGGTCGAGGTCCAGCAGATCGGAGATGTTGGGGAACTTGTTGTGCTTTTGGTACTCGTCGCGGCGGCGCACGTACCAGGCGGCCTCCTCGACGGTCTGCAGGTGGATGTCGCTGCCCGACGCGGTGACCACGGTGTGCAAGGTGACGCCGTAGGGGTTGTTGCTATTCCCTGCGGGCGGTGCTGCGGTGGTGGACATGCGGGCATGGTAAGTGGTGGTCCACGACTTGGACCACCAGTTGTGATGGTTATGAGCTTGGCGTGCTGATACGTCCGCTCAGGCCGGGGCTTGCTACATGAGTCTCGGGCAGCCAGCTGAGCAGGGTGATCTCTACACCTTCGGGGGCGTCGGGCGGGGCGAAACGCTTGGAGATCGTCAAGTCAGTGACGATGTTGTCGTCATTGAGCACCGCGACGTTGACCAGTGCGTCCAGGACGCTCTTGGCGAGGTTGTCGACGTCGGGCTTGCGCAGCGGGTAGCGCACGCGGCGGGGCGCACTGGCGGGACGGCGCAGGTGGAACGCCAGCGTGGCGATGACCCGGCCGGTGAACGGCAGCACCGCCAGGTCCAGGTCGCCGTCAGCCTGCAGGCGCAGCAGCTGCTCGCGGGCCTGCCAGCCCACCGACTCCTCGAAGCTAACGGTGGCTTCGGGGGTGTAGATGCGAACGTGGTCACCGCGACGGGCGAACTTGGGACGCTGCTTGGCGACGGGCTTGCCGGTGACGGCCAGCCTCAGCTCACAGACGCTGCCGACGACGAGGGCATCCGGCGGGCACGCTGGCCAGCTTCGGTCAGCCGCAGGGACCGGAAGCGACGTGGGGTCCACTCGACCAGCCCCTCTTCGGCGAGACGGCACAGGTAGTCGTGCAGGGTGCCGACGGGCAGTCCGACGACGGCGCAGACCTCACGCAGTGACGGCCCTGCCAGCTCGGTGTGGGCGTCGATCGCGTCGAGGATGGCTTCGCGGCTCTCGGGGTAGCGCGACACGCGCACGCGGTGCTCCTGCGAGGAAGGTCGGGTGCTGCTGTGGACCGGGACCGCGCGCACCCGGTGGGCGGGCGCGCGCGTCAGGCCTCAGCGCAAGGTCGGGTCCGCGGTGGGGTCGGTCTCCCACGGGAACGGCTCCCGGGCGCGGTTGACGTCGGTGCCGCGGTAGCCCGCCGAGGCGATGGCGGCGGCCAGCTCGGCCTTGGTCATCTGGCCTCGCCCGTCGATGCCCAGCTGCTCGGCGCGCTCCAGCAGCTCGGCCTTGGTCGCGGCCTCGTCGATCCCGGTGGGGTCGTCCAGGCTGCCCTGCTCCTGGGTGACGGTGTCGGCGTCGCTCACGGTCGGCACCTACCGGCCGGTGCGCGCGGTGACGCGCCCGTCGACACGCGGGTAGCCCTTGGCGCGAGCTGCGGCGCCGGGCTGGTCGGCGTAGTCGGCCGGGTCGTAGTCGGGCCGGTCCGCGGGCGCGCGGTTGTCGGGGTTGTTCCGGACGGCCGGGGTGTTGTTGCCCTGGTGCCCGGCGTATGCGTCGGCTGCCATCACAATCTCCTCAACGGTCGACGGGGTTCATCGACGGGTCGAGATCAGGTATCGGCGTCGGCGTCGGTGAGTTGGTGTCGTGCGGCCCGCTGGAACCAGGTGACGTACCAGTCCCAGGCCTCGGCGGGGTCCCAGGTGATGCGCAATTGCAGCTGAGCGGCGCCGTCCAGCTGGTAGCTGAACAGCCAGGCGGTCTGGGCGGGGCTGACACGCTGGACTGCGAATGGACGCGCGTCGGGAAAGCCCTTGTCGCGCATGTACTCGGTGGCGGCGCGGCGGGCGTGGACCTCACCGACCCGGGTGACGGTCACCGCGGCACCGGGTCGGGGTCCGCGGCGGCCAGGGCGAGGTGCTTGACGATGATGACCAGGCTGGTGACCACCGCGTCGAAGGCGACGGGGTCCAAGGTGACGCCCGCCAGTTCCCAGCGCGCGACGGCCATGGCCACCGCGTCCACGGCGGTGGCCTGGACAAAGGGCGGCTGGCCGACGAGCTGACGGGCCGCGCCGGTGGGTAACAGCGCGGCGACCTGCTCGCGGGACCGGGGTGTGGCTGCGTCGCGGTTGTTCATCGCAGCCTCACGATAAGCGAGGCTGGCCGCGTACGGGTTAGGAGCTGTCGCGCAGCCGCAGCCGCTTGCCCTGTTCAGCCAGCAGCTGGCGGTACACCGCCTCCTGGGCGTCGCGGGTGGTGTAGGCCGCGTCGTTGGTGCCGACGGCGTAGGCTCGCCCGTCCTCCCCGATCTTGTCGCTGCGGGTGGTGTAGCGGGTGACGTCGTCGACGACGTCGTCGTCGTCTTGGTACCAGGCGGGCGCGGTGGTCCTGCGCTGGCGTCCCAGGGCGCCCTGGGCGGCCTGCAGTCTGCGCTCCGCCTCGATCACGCGGTTTCTGAGCGCGTGGACCTGGGCCTTGGCCTCGTCGCGTTCGCTGACCAGCTGCACCGCGACGGTGGACATGAACTCCCCGCGCAGCAGCGTGCGCAGCACTTCCACGAGGTTGTCGGCCAGGTCCAGGGCACGCTCGGACGGGACGGCGCCGTCGTCGACCAGCATCCGGGCGACCAGCACGGTGGCGTCGGTCAGCTGGGCGTCATCGCGTTCGGACAGCCGCTGCACCAGATCGGTCAGCGCGCCGACCTCTGACTGCAGGCGGGTGGCCAGGGTCTCGGCGTTGACGCGGGCGGTCTGGGCGTCGTGGGCGGTGGACAGCGCACGCTGCCACTCCTGGGCGATCGCCGGTGAGCAGGGGCCGGGGTGGTGCTTGATGAAGCGGCAGGGGTCGTCGCGACCGGCGACCATGACGCCGCACATCAGCTCGGCGCCGTCGATCTTCTCCCCGCCGTCGAGTCGGTGCTGCGGCTTGCCGCCGCGCAGGGCCAGCAGGGGTCCCGACGTGATCTTGTCGATCTTGATCTCGTCGCGGTGACCCGCCGCCATCCCATCCCCCCACCCGTGCGGCCGATATGTTCGGTATGGGTGAGCGTAGCGGATCGGGTAAGGCGGCTGTCGAGCCGTGGCCGGGCATCGAGCCGGGCGACTTCGGCTGGGATGAGGGCGGGGGGATCGTCAGCTGGCTGATCCGGCGGTTCTCCCACTCCCCCTATGCGCACTGCTGGGTGTTCCACGAGCAGCTGACCCCGCCGGAGTACGCCGAGGACGGCTCGCTGACGGCCCCGGCGACCTTCCGCACGGTGGAGGCCTACCCGGGCAAGGTGCAGTGGCGGGTGCGCGACACCACCCAGGTCGACCGGGTGATGCGGCTGTGGCGCACCGAGGAGCAGCGGGTGGGGTTCCTGCGCCGCTCCGAGGAGATGGTGGACACCCCCTACGCCTACGGCGAGGTGGCCCGGATCGTCACCACCAGGCTGCGCCGCTTCGCACCGATCTGGCTGGCCGTCGCGGCCGTCGCGGCGGGGTTGGCGGCGGTGGACCTGCTGGCGGTGTGGGCTGCGGTGCTGGCCGCGGTGCCGCTGCTGGCCGGGGTGCTCGGCCCCAGCCAGCGCGACACCTCGCGGCGGTTCTGCTCCTCAGCGGTCGCCCAGGTCGTCAGCGACGAACGTCCGGAGGTGATGTTGTCCTACCCCCACTACGCGATCTGGCCGGGGCGCCTGGAACGCGACCTGGGCATGGCCGCATGGCGCGACGTGCGCCTGGGCGAGGGTCTCTAGTCCTGCTGTTCCAGCAGTGCGGTGATCAGCTCCGCCTTGGTCATCGACGGGTCAACCTCGACGCCGTCGCGTTCGGCGCGTTCGAGCAGCTCGTCCTTCTTCATGCCCGCCAGTTCCCGTTCGGTGGCGGCGCGCTGGGCGGCCTGGGCGTCGGGGTCGGGTGAGACCGGCTCCGCGGCGGGTGGGCCTTGGGTGTCGGGGGTGACGGCGGGCTGGGCGGGCGGGGCGGCGGGGACCGCGCCGGACGCGACACCGCCCGGCTGGGGGTATGCGCCGCTGTTGGGGTCGATGAACCGCACGCTCACGTGGTCTCCTCTTGGGTGGGTGTTGGCGGGTGTCTCGGCAGCGCGGCGGCGCGGATCAGGCCGTCAGCGCGTCGTAGTCGGCGCGGGCGCCGTCGGCCAGGACCCACACGATCGCGTCGGCGCCGGTACGGGTGGGGCGGGTGGCGCCGGAGTCGCGGACCCAGCCGCCGTCCAGCAGCTCCTTGCGGCGGCTGGCCACCCGTGGCGGGATGATGCCGCTGACCTGGGCGATCTCGTCGTCGGTGGCGCCGTGATCCCCGGCGCTGGCCACGGCGTGCAGGACGGCCATGCGCTGGGTGCCGCTGCGCGGCGCGGCGCGCGCGGCGGCGGCGGTCTCGGTCGGGCGCGCGTCGCGGCGGACCCAGGCGTGCGGGGCGGCCGAGTCGCTGCGGCTTCCCGGATGGTCGGGGGTGAGCGCGGCGATCACCGCGGCGTCCGCGGCGTTGCGACGCGCGTCCATACGCCGTGACGCTCCGCAGGCGACACACAGCAGGTCCACCCCGCCCGGGTCACTGGGGCATGGCAGCGCGACGACCGGGGGGTGGTTGGGGTTGGCGCCGCAGGTCAGCGGCGGCTGGCCGCTGGCCTGGTAGCGAGCCACGACGGCGACGGGGTCGGTCACGGGCGGCGCTTTCTCCTGCCGCCTGACGAGGCGGTGCGGGCGTTGAGGTGTTCACACCATGCGCGGAACTGCTCGGCGGTGCCCGCCAGCGCAGCGGTGACCGCAGCGGCGTTGGCGGGGCTGGTGGATGCGGCGGCGGCGGCGTAGGTGAGCAGCGCGACACGGGCCGGGTAGCTGTGGGCGCAGTCCAGCACCAGGTAACGGGCGCCGGGAGGGTCGAGCACGTCGGTGACGTCGTGGGTGCGCAGGGTCGCACCGACCTGGCCGCCGTCCAGCGCGACGGTCAGCTCCTCACAGACCGCGGGGCTGCGGTTGACCGAGCTGTTGGCGTAGTGGCGGGCGGCCTGGTGGGCTGCCGGGTCGTTGGCGTAGTCCAGCACGATCCAGCAGGGGTCGGGCGGGCCGCCCGGGGATCGCGCGGTGACGGTGAACCGGCCGTTCTGGTAGTCGGTCACCCCGGCATGTAGATCTCGGCAAGCCCGGCGTGGAACAGGTCGTCGTTGAGGACCGCCCCGGCGTTGTCATAGACCACCGCCAGCCAGCGTCCGTACTTCTCGGTGCCGCCCTTGAAGGTCTCCACCCGCAGGCCCTCGGCGCGTTCCAGCCAGCGCACGACAAAGGAGCGCGCGGCTCGGGCCTGTTCCTGCTGGACCTGGTCGCGGGCGCGCAGCTCGGCGGTGTTGATGCCGACCAGGCGGAACTTCTCGCGGATGTACATGCGGAAGCCCAGGTCGACGACCAGCTCGACGGTGTCGCCGTCGATGACCTTGACGATCTCCTCGACGGCGTAGTCGTAGCGGACCGCCGGAGGCGGGCGGGGGATGACGGCCAGGGCGGCGGCGTGGGCCGGGAGCGGGACGGGTGGCGCGTCGGGCGGCGGGGCGGAGGCGGCGGCCTTGAACCGAGGTGCGGGGTCGCCGGTGCACTCCTCCCGCGGTGAGGGTGCGGTGGGCATCGTGGTTCGCCTCTCTCCTCGCGGCTGGCGGAGAGTAGGGCGATCCGGGCAAACAGAACAAGCCTCAGCGCAATAATGGTGCCACCGTGCGTGATGTGCGCGGCGTGGCTGGTGTTCGGCGAGAGGCTGCCCTAGCGCAGGCTGTCGTCAGCGCGGTCGCGCTCGGCATCCGATTCCAGCTGCCGCAACTCCATGTCGTGCATGTGGCGGAGTTGCTGGGTGAGCGTCCGTGCGGTGTCGGCGAGCAGCACCGCTTCGGGCTGGCTGATGCCGCGTTCCCACGGCGGCGCCGTGGTCGCGTCCAGCCACAGCGACACGGCTTGATCCAGGTCGCCGACGAGCCTGTCGGTCAGTGCGCCGCGCCGCAGCATGGCTTTGAGCATGTCGCGGAAGCGGGATATCTCCTCACCGCCCCGGGCCGGGTTTGCTGACGTCAGGTGGTAGTGACGGGCGATGATCTGCAGCTGGGCGAACAGCGGCTCGAACGCCGCCGACACATAGGACGACGCGTCACGCGGTAGTTCCTGCTCGACGTGGACATCAACGCGAGTCGAAGAGTCCTGGCCTGCGGGCCGGTCCACGACAACCGGCGATGTCGACGACAGCCTCGCGCCCTCACGGACTGACTCGCTGAGCTGGACGACCTCGGGGCGGATCTTGACCTTCTGGCCGAACAACTCGGCTTCCGCGATCCGCTTGACGAGGTCGCGGAGCTGGTGGCGCACCAACCACAGCACAGCGGCGGCGACGGCGGGTACGCCCAGGGCGCCCAGCAGGGCGGCCCAGCCCTCCAGTAGGGTCTTGGCCTGGTCATAGCTGGGCCAGTTGCCCGCCTGGACGGTGGCAGTGATGCCGCCACCAATCAGCACGGCCAGCAGACCGGTCCGCGACGGCCAGCGCCGCCACCATGGGCGAGACGTCACGTGCGCACCCCGAAGCGGTCAAACAGCTGGGACCGTTGACACCATGGGCAGGTGTGGCGGAAGTAGCGCGGCAAGCCTGGCTTCCACGACGTCGTGGCGCGCAGGTGCCGGGCGCAATGGCGGCAGCGCAGGAACAGCGTGACCGAGCTAATCGGCGGCGGGGTGGGCACGCCCTTAGCCGCCCAGCAGTCTGCGCAGCATGCCGGTCAGCCCCGGCTGGACGCCGTCGCGCTCGGCGCGGGTGCGGGCCGCCAGCTGCCGAGCGAGGGTCTCGGTCTCGGCGGTGATGCGGTCCACCGTCCAGCGGCTGGATTCCGGCCCGCGGCGCGCGCCGCGGATGGCGGCCAGCGCAGCTCGTGACGCCGGGTCACGCGCGGCTGCCGCGTCGTAGGCCTCGTCGATGGGCAGGCCGATGCCGAGGGCGGCGAGGTTGTCGCGGTCCCACCAGTCCATGGCGTGGCCGGTGTCAAAGCCGACCCAGCCGTCCTCGGCGTAGGTGACGCCGCCGTGAACGCTGACGTGCTCGTCCAGCTCGCTCAGGTCCAGGGTGCGCCAGCGGTGGCCGTCGGACAGTTGCACATAGCCGCACAGCGACGCGAAGCCGACGTACAGCGCGCAGTTCAACCCGTGGGCGGTCCACAGCCGGAACGGCTCGCGGCCCTGCTCGGCGAACTCGGCGATGTCGGGCAGCCTGGCCACAGTGTCCAGACGGGCGTCGGGATCCTGGTCGGTCACCGTGGCTCCGGGGCGGGGGCGTCGTCAGGGGCGGGCACCTCCAGGATGGTGGTGTGCTCATCAACGGTCCAGGCCATGCCCCAGTCGACCTCGATCAGCATCGCGCCGCCGGGGTCCACGCTCACCCCGATGAGCCAGCCCGCTCCGCCCCAGTCGCTGCCAGCGGGCAGGCCGTAGCGATCCTGCTCGCCCGGCCGGACCGTGCGGTGGGTCTCGATGTAGCGCCCGATCAAGCTGGTGACGTGCTCCAGTGTCGCCATAGTCCGCCTTGAGCCGGATGGGGAGGGGTTGACCGATGAGTCTAGAGTGGTCAACGTAGCGCGCAGAGTAGTCCAAACGGTGGGCGATCAGGGCACTACTCCCCTGTGTCAGCTCGCCGTACGATCAGCTAACTCGTCGCACCGCCGATCAGGGGATGGCACCATGGCCGCTCGGGGGATCAGTACCGTTATCGAGGCGCTGGGCCTCGCCGATGAGGCCTTGGACCGGGCCGAGCTGGCGATCCGCCTGACCCGCCCCGACGGGGCGCGGGTCACCGCCTCCGATGCCGTGCGCGTCGCGCGCGCCCACCTACGGGACGCGCGCGACCGCAACAATGAGCTGGGGGTAGACATGGAACGAAGGACACTGCTGCGCCTCACCGCGCTGCTTCCCGCGCTGCCGCTGGGATCACTGGACATCGCGGTATCCCCAGCCCCGACCGACGACGCCATGCTGAACGCCCTCACCGACGTCACACGCGCCTATGCGACGGCCTATCACGACGAGCGTGCCGCGGCACTGACGCCCGCCGTGACCGCCCACCTCGACCGTCTCGCCCGGCGCCTTGACGGCGGCCTGTCCCCGTCCCGACGCGCCCGGCTGACCCGGCTGACCTCTGAGACCGCGGCGCTGGCGGGCTGGCTGGCCTTTGACGCCGACCGTCCTGGCGCGGCGCGCGCGCACTTCACCCTCGCCGAGCAGACCGCGGTCGAGGCGGGCGACGAGGCCCTGCGCGCCGCCGCGCTGACCTCCCAGGCGGCGCTGTACTCCCCCATCCCGCGCGGCCTGCGCGGCGGGGACCACCGTACGGCGCTGCGCCTGCACGAACGCGCGTCCCTGGCAGCTGCGCCGGGACGACTGCGGGCGTGGCTGGCGGCGCGCCACGCCGAGGAGGCCGCCCTGGGCGGGGACTGGCGCGCCACCGCCGACGCGTTGGTCCGCGCCGAGCACGGGCTGATCGAGTCCGACGACGACGGCGGCTTGGTGTTCTTCTCCCCCGACGCCTACCTGTGGACGTTCACCCCCCAGCGGCTCGCGGACTACCGCGGCTTCTCCGAGACGCTACTGGGCGACACCGTCACGGCAGTCACCACACTCACCCCGGTCCTGGGCGCCACCGCCCCCGGCACCCGCGAGCGGATGTACGCGGCGTCCAACCTCGCGCGCGCCTACGCGGGGACAGGCGACATCGACGCCGCCGCCATGCAGATGCTCGGCGCCCTGGACGCCGCCACCACCATGGACTCAGCGATCGGGGTGCAGCGGGTCCGCGGCGTGCGCGCCGCCATCCGCGCCGACGCGACTGCCCTGGTCGAGGTCGACGAGCGGCTCACCGAACTGGCCGCCTGAGACTTGGCTGGACCTCCATCGCATCGGGTGGAGGTCCACAACTTGGACCGCCGAATCACAGTCAGGCGGATCCGACCTGCGACCCGGCCTCACGGGTGACCTGATCACGCCAGTCGTCATCCAACTCTGGCATGTGGTAGGGCACCTCGAACGCATGGCCGTAACGCTGTAGCACCAGGCCGGTGCGGTTGCTGTTGTTCTCATACTCCTCGGCGGTGCCGCCCTTGCCGACCAAGATGGCCTTCTTGGAGCTGCCCCCGAGGAACACATTGTCGTGGGCCACCAGCTTGCCGCCCGGTCCGGCTTGCATGGCAAAGCCTCGGCCGTCATCGCCGCCCCAGTCCTGCAACACGTTGCAGTACACGTGCGCCCAGGCGTTGACGACCCGCGGGTTGCGCTGGCGGGTGTGGCGAAACAGGTTGTGATGGATCGTGGCGCGGATGTCGTCGGGTGATTCCTTGTCAGACGACAGCTGGCCGATGAGCATCGTCTTGCCCTGCGCCCACTGGGTCCCCTTCGCCGTGGCGTACGGGCCGGGGTGTGGCCCGAAGCGGTTCCAGTCGATGGTCACCCGGCAGGGGCCGTCGGCGGCGGTGACGTCGATCAGCCCGTCGCCAGTGTCGTGCATGTCGTTGTGGTGGATCCAGACCAGGTCTGATCCCGAGTGGACGCTGATGCAGTCCTCGTCGCGCGAGCGGGTGAGCGGGCCGATGTTCAGCCCGGTGATGATGACGTTACGCACGCCGATGACGTGCAGGCCGCGCCCGGTGATGTCAATGCGCTGTCCGCGCGCGTCGATGGTGGTGTTGGATGGCACGTTGATCGGGCGCGTCAAGTCGATGCTCATGTCGTGGTTGAAATGAATCCAGCGCGGCTCGTCGGTGTCGCCGTCTTCACACGCCGCGCGCAGCGTGCCCGCTCCTTTGCTATCAGCAGATGTCACCAGCACGTACCGACCACCCGCGCCACCGGTGACGTCAGCGGCGAAGCCGTTGGCCTTTGCGATCAGCTGCTCCATTGCGACTTGCCTTTCCCATTCAGTTGCTCGGGCTGTCGTCGCGGGGCGGCTGGGCGGTCTCCCAGGGCGGACTGTCGGCGGGTCAGCCCTGCGGGGTCCTCGGTGGCGCCGCCGTAGCAGTGGCAGGCCTTGAGCAGGTGACCGATGGAGCCGACGGCGCTGCGCAGGTGGCATTCCCGGTGGATGGGGGCGACGCCGGACTGCCCCGGGGACTTGACGTAGCCGATCATGACGCCGCAGTCGCCCTCGGCGACCGCTTCTCCACACTCCAGGCAGTCGATACCGACGGGCGTCGGAACCGACAGCGCGTCGTCACAGATCGGTGCGTCCCACAGATCGCCGAAGACCGCGGCGGGCATGGCGGCTCCTCCCCCTAGTCGGCTGCTTCCTGGTCGCCCGGTGCTGGCTCGTCTGGCCTGGGCCAGGCCCGGCCGGGGTCTTTGGCCAGCTCCCACAGCGTGCTGATGATGGTGTCGGCGTGGGCGTCCAGGAAGGCGATGACGTCGGCGGCGAACGTGTCGGCGGCAGCCGGGTCGTCCAGGTCCAGCGGCTGGTCGCGTTCGTCGAGCTTGGCCAGCACGGTGGCGTCGCCGGTGAGCACGTCGGCGTACATCACCCGGCGGTCCCCGCGGTCCACCACCAAGGCGTCGGCGGTGACGGTGCCGTCGGTGATGACGTCGCGGGCGCCGATGCGGAACTCGGCGTAGGCGTGCAGCAGCCCGTCGCCCCAGACCAGCCCGGCGACGTCGGCGTGGACGTCGGGGCCACGGGTCAGGACCCGCTCGGCCAGTTCGCCCATGGCGGCCTGCAAGCGGGCCTGGACGGCGTGCCAGTCGGTCACGGCTGATCAGGGTTCAGGCCCGGGCCGCCGTGGACGGCGGGCAACCAGTGGATGTCGGCGGCGGCGGCCTGGCAGGCGGGCCGGTCGGCGCAGTGGCGGACCGACTCGATGATGGTGGGGCCGGGCGGTCCGGTGCGGACGACAGTGCTGCGCACGGCGATCAGCTCGATGGGGCGGATCTGACCGCAGGCCTGGCAGTCGGGGCGCAGCGGGCGGGCCTGCAGGGTCACGCCGGGACCTTCTCCACCTCGGTGCCCAGCATCTGGCTGGCCTCGCGCAGCAGCTGGACGGCGTCCTCGAAGGTGTCGACCTCGTTGACACCCTCGTGGTGCTCGTTGTCGATGTCGTGCAGGCGGATCAAGACCCCGAAGCGTCCGTCAGTAAGGGGGTGGATGACGTACAGGCAGATCTTGGTCACGTAGATGGTGTCCTCGTCGCTGGCCGGGGGCAGCCCGGAGACGTCGGTCATGGGGCAGGCTCCGAGGTGTCAGCTGCGGGGTGGGTGATGCCGTAGGCCTGGGCGCACTGGCAACCCGCGACACGGCAGGCGATCAGGCCGACCCCGTTGTCGTCGGCCGCGTCGTCGGCGGCGACGATGAGGACGTGCTCGGCGTTGTCGTGCTGGCAGCGGGTGCAGGTCGTGCCCGCCTCGAACGGGGCGGGCCGCTGTTCGGCCTGGGGTCTCTCGTTGGACAGCCGGGTCCAGATCTCGTCGATCTTTGCGGAGAAGTCGGGGTTGGTGCCGAAGCTGCCCAGGCAGCGGGCGACCAGGTAGGCCGCCGAGGCCAGATCCAGCGCGTAGTAGTGGTGGACCTGGTCTGCGTCGTGGAGCATCTGGCCGCGGAGCTGCAGGGCCATCAGCCACTGACCAGTCGCCGGGTCATACAGCGATCCGGAGTCGATCTTGGTGATCACCGCGATGTGCTCGGCGGCGACCGACTCGACCCGTTCGCTGCGCTGGTGGTTCCAGTCCGGAGCGGTCACGAGGTCCACTCCCTGCGGGCGTGCAGGGTCATGGCCACGGCGTAGGCGGCCACCAGGGCGGTCGAGGCCAGCGGCCCGGCCGACCATCCGCCAGCACCCCCGGCGACAGCACCCGCAGCCAGGCGCACCCAGGCGCCGGGGGCGCGCCCGACCTGACGGGCGACCCAGGCCATGAACGCCAAGGCGGCCATGGCCAACGGCACGGTGGCGAAGTTGAAGACGGCGAGCCAGTCGGGGTCGGTCACCAGGCCGCGGGCGGCGGCGCTGGCGCCACAGGCGGCCATCGCCGCGCCACCCAGGAAGTCGGTGTAGGCGGGGACAGACCGCGATCTGCTCATAACCGAACAATCTAGACGAACAGGATGGGGACTCCGCAAGGGATCAGGGCACGTTGCGGGCGCGGTAGACGTCGCGCACCTTGGTGGCCCGGGCGATGGCGATGGCGCACTCCATGCAGACCTTGGCGACCTTGTCGGGGTACTGAGCCGCGACCCGCTGGGAGTCGGGGCCGATGATGACGTCGGTCGCACAGCCCTGGCAGGACTCGGTCACCGATCCGGGCGGCGGGGCGTCCAGGAACATCCCGATGATCAGCGACCGGTCGGCGAACGGGGCCATGTCCAGGCTGGCGATGCGCTCTTGCAGGCGGCGTTGGAAAGCGGGGTCGGCCAGCATCTGCTGAGCGAGGGCCGCAGGGTCCATCGCCGTCATGGGCGAAGGTCAGCGGAGTAGCCGTAGGTACGGTGGATGACCTCGACGCGCTCCACGTCGTCCAGGCCGCCCCGGTCCACGCCTGCCTGACGCAACGCGTCGGCGCAGTCGTGGGCGAACACGTCGCGGTGCTCACGGTCGTGTCCGCCGCCAGCACGGCGGACCCACAGGCGCACCAGGAAGCGGTCGTTGTTCACGGGCAAGCTCACAGCGGCCCTTCATAGCGCAGCTCCGAGGCGGCCAGGTCGACCAGGCCGCCCTCGATGGCGGCGACCAGGTCCGCGGCGGTCCACTCGGCCAGATCCACCGGCGCCCCGAGCGTGCTGCGTTCGGGACTGTCCAGGACGGAGTCGTCGACCTTCAACTGCAAGGCGAAGCGCTGGTAGCTCATGCGCGCCAGCCTAGGCAGGTCATTGCACCTCTCTGATGAAGTCGCGTGCCTGGTCAGGGGTTTGCAGCCGCCCGTCGAACAGCTGCTCAGCGCCCCGCATGATCGCGGGATGGCCCCGGGTGTCGGGGTGCTTGTTCAGGTCGGAGAACAGCGAGGCCATCGCGTCGGCGACGTCGCCCAGGTCGACGTACTGCAGCGCCCGCCGCTTGGCCATGTCCACGTGTTCGGCGCGAGAGTGCTGCGCCTCTGCCACCGCCTCCCCCTTCCGATGCCCGTCCGAATCCGGGACCGCAGCCCGAGCTACCTCACCGTCAGCGGGTAGTCACTCTAGGCACAGCCGCCACCTCGGGTCAAACCGAACATTTACCCCGGTGCGGCTTGGCGGCCGAACAGCTCGTGGAAGGTGGCCCGCCCCTCGGGGCTGGCCCGCCAGGCCTCGGCCTCCCAGTCCTGAGCGTCGAACTCACCGTCCAGGGCGCGCTTGACGATGCCGTCCATCCCGAAGCGGGTGGCGTCGTGCACCAGCTGGGTGAGCGGAAAGGCAAGCTCTGACCGGAAGTCGTCGTAGTGGCCCGACCGGGCGGCATCGACCATCTCCCGGGGGGCGCCCTCGGCGTCCAGGGCGTCGGCGAGCAGGTCGCTGGTGGGTGTGCGCTTCACGCGTTGAAGTCCTCGTGCAGGCCCAGGCAGGGCGCCAGGGTGGGGTCGTCACGGACGTAGATCCCGGCGAGGGTCTTGACGTCGCAGTAGCAGCACGCCTCCTCGTGGCGGTAGTCCCCGATCAGGGCCACCGGCTCGCGGCCGGGTTGACGCTGGTCCCAGCAGGTGCGGCAGATCGGGTGGGTGAAGCGGCTCACCGGACCTTGTACTCCGCCGCGCGCACGACGTGCGGAGACTGCTCGATGACCCCGTCGGACAGTCCCGAGACGGCCACGCGGTCATAGGTGTCGATCGCCGCGCCCAACTCGCGCGCCTCCGCCAGGGTCTCCTCGGCTAGCTGGCCGGGCACGTTGTAGGCGACGCCGCCGGTCATCGCGCCGCGCACCGCGATCAGTTCCTCCGGCGGCGGCCATGGGCCGGTCCAGGCCAGCAGCGCCTTGCCGACCCCGCCGTGCAATCGCAGGTAGCCGGTCACCTTGGGGATCACGCCGCGAGTCGGGATCATGTACGGCATTTTGCAACATCTGCCCCACTTATCCAAGTCGTAGGGGGGCTGTCACAGCCTCGCCGCAGGCCCCATGCGAGCGCGCTGGAAGCGTCGGTGGACACCGCGGATCCACGCGGTGGCGGTGACCGCAGCCTGGCCGTGCAGGGTGTGCAGGTCGGGGTGGATGAACTCCGTGCGGTCTCCGCGGATCGACAGGGCCAGCCCCATCCCGCAGGTGGCGCAGGCCATCTCCGGCGTGTCCTGGGGGTCCAACGCAGGACTGTCGGCGGTGTTCACCGGTCAGGCGCCAGGCTGTCGCGCAGGGCGGCCATGTGATCGCGGCGGCGCCGGGCGGCGGCCACCTTTGCGCGCTGGACACCGGCCCAGTACCAGGCGATGAGGCCCAGCAGCACCAGCGGCGGCTCCAGCACCCGCTCGTCGGTCAAGGCGTTGAGGAACGCCCAGACTGTGAAGCTGGCGAAGCCCATCGCCAGCCAGGCCAGGTGGTACAGGCGATGCAGCCGGTACAAGCCGTCGGCCTCCTCGGCGTTGCTGGCCCGCAGCACGGCTGCGGACTCGTGGGTCCACCGGGCGGTCACGCCGCTCCCGACGCGTGTCCAGACGGCGCTGGCGGCCGGTTGCCCCGCCAGACGGCCATGCGCGTGAAGCCGCCCTTGGCGTTGTGCTTGGCCTGGCGCAGGGCGGCCAAGGCGCGGCGACTCATTCCGCGCTGGGCGGCCAGGGCGCCGAGGACCTCGGCGACGTCGGCCAGCTCCAGCACGTCGCCGGTGTCGAGGAACTCGCGGACCTCCTCGATCAGCTTGGCGCACAGGCGGGCCGGGTGCTCCTCGGGCGGTGCCACGACCACGACGGGATCGAATCCCTTCGCGCGGATCAACTCCGGGACGCGGTCGCGGACCAGCTTGCCCGGCAAGTGCAGGTCGACGGGCAGGATGGCGCCGAGCCGGTGCAGGGCGGCGATCACCAGCTCGACGTCCTCGGCGGCTTGATCGCCCCGGTGGCCCCCGTGCTGGCGCAGGTCGGCCAGGACCCGGTCGATCAGGTCGGAGCGCACGCGGTCGGAATCGGTCACGGCTGCACCCGGACCCAGTCGCGACCCTCGACCCAGGTCTGATCGGACTGGTCCTGGTGGACCATGACCATGTGCGCGGCGATGAGCTGCAGCAGCTCCCTGTCGTCCCCGGCCGGGTCGCAGGCGACCGGCAGGCTGCGCTGGCAGTGCTGGCAGTGGATGAGGGTGTCAAGCGGCGCGCCGCGGCGGGGGACCAGCGGGGCGAGGTTGTGGACCCCCCACGGCTGCAGGTCCTGACCCTCAGCACTCCAGCACCACTCACATGACGGGCACGACAGCTCCGGGCCGGAGCCGATGTCATAGGGCTGGCCGTCGTTGCGCCGCCCGCAGTTGGGACAGGTTCCGACGCGCATCAGTTCTCCCGGGCGCTGCGCCTGCGGATCAGGTCGGTGAGCACCTGGTCGACGGCTGCGGAGACGACCTTGGGATCGTGATCGGTCAGCAGTTCGGCGAGTTGCTCCCTGACGCCTGGGACGATGTCGTAGGCCTCGTCGGGGTCGGGGTCAGCGCCCCAGTAGCACGGTGTGCACACGACCTCGGCGCCTCGCGCCAGCAGTGGCGCCGCCAGCGGGGACAGCGCGCAGGCGTGGGCGCAGCGGACGCACAGGCGCCGGACGGTGTCGGCCCGGCCGGTGAGCAGTTCGGGGACGTCGTCCCAGCGACCTGCGACGACGATCTCGGTGGGGTGCCCCTGGGTCATGGCTGCTCCTGGCGCCAGCGCTTGCGCAGGACCGTGGTGCTGGGGGGGATCTCGTCGGTCATGCCGCTGGCGGTCCAGGCGAAGTAGCCGTTGGCCAGCGACCAGGCCCAGTCCACCAGCAGCGGCAGGTCCAGACCTGCCAGGGCGAGGAGGGTGGCCTTGGCCATGCCCAGGCAGGTCGCCAGCATCAGCCAGGCGACCGCCGCGCCGGTCCAGCCGGGCCTCACGTGGTCCGCGCCCGCGGCTGGTTGACCGTCAACGTTGTCATGGCCGCCAGCCGTGCATGAAGGTGGCCTTCTGCGGGTCGATGTGCAGGCCGTCGTCGTGGGCGGTGACGCCGGGGAAGCGCCGCTCCAAGTCGGCATTCAGCGCCTCGGCTTCTTCGGCGAGGGCGGCCTGATACTCCCCCGCGGTGAACACGCGGTTGCTGAGCAGCAAGGCGGTGAGGGCGTTGATCTCGGCGCGCAGCAGCAGTGTCACCTCGCGGTGGTCACGCACGGCGTCGCCCTCGGGGTCGCCCTTGGCTCGGGTGCCCAGCTGCCAGCCGGTGAGCAGGGTGCGCCACTTGGCCAGCCGGTTGAGCGCGTCCAGGGTCGGGTTGCGGGACTCAGTCATCGGGGCAGCACCCATTCCGGGAAGGCCATGGCGCGGTGAAACCGGCACACGTCCAGGTAGGCGGCGGTCGGCTCGTTGATCCAGAAGATGCGCTTCACGTCGTCACCGGGGCTGGTGCAGTTGCCGACCACGCAGTGCCCCCCCGGGCCGTCCAGGCCGATCGGGTCGGCCTGGGTATCGGGTTGGCTGTCGGCCTCGGCTTGTGCGGCGATCACATTCCCCCCAGCGGGATGCGGACGAACAGCAAGATCGCGGCCACCTCGGCGATGGTCCACAGCAGCGCGCGCTGGTTGTGGGCGCGGGCGTGGGCGCGAGCCAGGCCGGAGTAGGTGGCGGGGTCAAGCTCGCCCAGGATGTACAGCCGTTCGGCGAGGGCGAGCTTGGCGTCAAGGTCTGCACGGCGCCACCACCAGCCCAGACGCCCGTCGGAATCGGCCAGCGGCCCCCAGTAGGCGGTCAGGCTGGTCTGGGCATGGCCGTGGAACTGGGCGATCAAGCGGTCGTTGGCGACCTGCTCGGCCCACGTGCGTGTCAGGTGATCGGTGCCCGCGTCGTCGCGCTTCACTGCCGTGCCCCGGATGAGGAGGTGGGGCGCCCGGCGGTCAGCCCGCTCGACCCCGGGCGTCCGTAGGCGAACACGCCAGGGTCGATGTCGAGCCAGGCGATGACCCGGTCGAAGGTGGCGGCGCTGATCGGCGCCCCGGCCTCCAGGCGGCTCAGGGTGGAGATGCCGACGTTGATCTGGCGGGCGGCTCGGCGTATCGACAGGCCCCGGCGGATCCGCCGGTCGTAGGTGACCCAGGCCAGCGACCAGCGGCGGTCGCGGGCCAGCTCGTCGTGTGAGGCATGGCATCTGCCGCAGTAGCGCCGGGCGACGTCATCGGGGTGGGCCGACACCCGCCCGCACGCCGGGCAGCGGATGGCGTCGGGGCTGATGCGGTCGTCGGCCAGGCTGATCCCGGCTTGGGAGCTGGCGGCGTCGGATGCGCGCACGCCCGCCTTGGGCACCCAGATCAGGTACCGGTCACAGCCCTGGCATTTGCGCTGCACGTGGGTGCGCGCCATGCCCTGCGCCCAGTCAGACCAGCCGGTCCAGTCGTGCTCGCGCACCGGGCAGTCGGTGTGCCACTCAGCCTGGGGGCAACCCGCGCCGCGCGTCCAGGGATCAAGGGCCGGATCGGGAGCCGGGTCGGCGGATCGGTTCATTGCCGAACACCTTGCCGACCGCAATCGCCGATGTCCAGTCCGTGATGTTCTGGGCGCTTCGTGGTAGTGGGGTTGCTAGCGTTTGCCCCATGTGCACCTTCTGCACCGATGCGGTCCCGAACGCCGACGGGCGGATGCGGATCGTCAGCGGGGTGGACCTGGGCCTGCAGGCCTGGCTCACCCGCGAGGACGACCCGCTGGACCGGGCGCGCTTCCTGGCCATCCAGGACCGGCCCTTCGGCGCGCTGGGCAACAAGCCCGAGGGCGGGCTGTGGACCTCCACCCTGGTGCAACCCGAGACCGGGGCGTCCTCGGCCTGGGTGGCCGCCGCCACCGAGATGAACCTGCACGGGGACCGCGACGTGCTGTGGGTGGCGACCCCCGACCCCGGCGCGCGCATCGCGGTGGTGGACAGCATCGTCGACCTGGTCGCCGTACAGGCGATCTACCCGCGCAGCATGCACCGCGAGTTCGCCCGGCCCGGCATCGACTTCTATCAGGCCGCGCAGGACGGGCTGGACGCCATCCACCTCACCGAGGCGGGCCAGTACGCCACCCGCTACACCCATCCGCTGGACCTGTACGGCTGGGACTGCGAATGCACGCTGTGGCTGCGCTGGGCGTTCACCTCCACCGCGCAGCATCTCGGGCCGGTGATCCGGCCGCCCAGACCCAGAGACAGAGACGACGACGGGACGTGGCACCCCGACCGGGATCCCGATTCCGACGCGCATCCGTATCAGCACACGGCCGGGTGATCAGCGCACGATCACGACCCACCACAACACCATCGCGGCGGCGGTGAGACAGATCGCGGCGGCGCGCAGATCTTCCGTCGTGGGTCGGCGTCTGCCGAACCCGAGCAGCCGGACCAGGCCGCAGCCGACGAGCATGCCCGCGCCGAACACGAGCAGCGCGTGCAGCGTGTCGGAGGTGGCCGGGAGATCGGTCACCACTTCACCACTTCACCACTTGTGGGGGGCGGGGGGTTCGGACTCCGGCGGCTGCCAGGAGCTGCCGCACTGCGGGCAGCGCTCGGGGACGTAGCCCACGATCGGCGCTGCGCTGGCCAGGCCCCGCCGCAGCGGCCTCCACACCACTTCGCCTGGGCAGCTCGATCCCGCCAGCTGGCCATGCTTCACACCACAGGGACGAACCACGTCGTCGATGCTCATGGCCGAACAGACTGCGCCAGCGCACCAGATGGGCGCAAAGCGGCGGTCGTGCCTTACAGTTCGCTCATGAGCGACGAGCAAGCACAGCAGCCCCAGCCGACCGAGCAGGTCCACGTCGACGACCCGGAGACCCCGGCATCGTTCAGCAAGGGCTTCGAGCGTGGCGAACGGGCGATCTGGCCCGGCGTCGGGCACAAGGGCGCCGCCATCTCGGTCACCGTCACGGGCCTGGACCAGGGCGGTGACTACGTCCAGGTCGACAACAAGACCTGGGTCGACGAGGACGAGCTGATGGTCGACGACTACGAGCGCTGGGAGCACCGCGGCGAGCGCGAGTAGGGACTGCTCACAGGTTGAGTTCGGCCTTGACCTGGCTCCAGGGGATCGACTCCCCCGGCTCCTGGCGCGCGGCGTCCATCACCCGGTTGTCGTGGGCGTCCTCCAGCTGGCAGTACACGCCCCAGCTGCCGGGGGCGACCAGGACGCCGAGCAGCTCTCCGGCGTCGTCGTGCACCTCGATCGGGCCGTTGTCATCGGCACGCCGGAACAGCTCAGGCAGGCACGCCTGCGCCGTCGCCAGGTCCACCTGGTAGCCGTCGGCCAGTTCGTCGTCGGACATCGTGATCGCCTCCCTGAGCGTCAACCGCTCAGGGTACTTCGTCGTCCATGCCGACGACCTCGGCGTCATGCGCCATCAGCGGCGTGGGCGGTTCCGGTTCACCAGCCAGTCCGCTACGCCCCAGCTCAGGATGCTCAGCGAGACCGCCAGGCCGATACCGAGCGAGACCCAGAACGCATCCGGCGGCATCAGGTGAACAGCTCGCCGACGTCGAATCTGATGCCGCCTGGGGCGGTCAGCCGGTCACCGGGCCGCCGGGTGTCCAATGACCGCCACAGCCGCCGGGACTGGTGGGGGACGGTGCACACGATCACCTCGCGCGCGCCGACGTCGACGATCCAGTAGGTCTTGACCCCGGCTGCGGCGTAGATGCGCGCCTTGCGGGTGCGATCCAGCGGCAGGGACGACACCGACACCTCGATGACCAGGTCCGCGCTGGGCGGGTGGTCCTGGCTGTAGTCGCCCCGTCGGCGAATCGCCACGTCCGGCTCCGGCTCGGAATCGGCCGTGGCCGCGATCGGCATCTGGACGTCCAGGTCCCAACCCTGGGCTACCACCGGTGCCAGCAGCCGGATCAGGTTGCGCAGGGTCTGAGCATGAGCAGGACCCTGCGGCGACACGCGCACCATCTCCCCGTCGAGCAGCTCGACGTGCTCGCCCTCCAACAGACCGGCGCCGACCAGCGTGTCGTACTCGACCCGGCCCAGGGGTCGCACGTCAGGACGCGGCAGGGCGCTCATGGCCCGATTCTAGACCCGGGTTTCCGACACCCGTCCCAACACACCGGCGCCAGGCGCCCGCAGGGCACATGAGTTGCGCAAGGTGAATCCGTCCCGGTGTGCGGCTCTCACTTAGCGTTCCGGCAGCCGCTCCAGGAGCAGGTCCAGCTTGCCGTTGACCTCCTGGACCTCCTGGGCAACGGCGGCGACCTGGGTCTCCACATGGCCGAGCCTTGCGTCCAGTCCGCGCTGGCCCGTCACCACGTCGCCGACCTCGGTGTGCAGCCCGTTGACCTCCTTGCGGACCTCCGCACGCAGGCGGCGCACCTGTTCGTCGACACGGTCCAGGCGTCCCAGGGAGTCGTCGCGGAGCTGCTCGATCAGCTCGTACAAGGCCTGGGAGTCGGCGTAGAGCTGCTGGATCTGGCGGCTCGGGTCGGGATCGAGGTCGGTCATCACCTGACCGTAGCCCACCAGCCGCAGGTACATGACCGCCAGACCCCAGCGAATCGGTCAACAGGTCCCGGCACCCGCACCCACCCGGTAACGGGGCGCACAGATCTCACGTACAGGCGATCACGCGTCACCGGGTCTCGGCGTTGCGACGCGCGTCCCGATCCCCAAGGTCGACCAGCTGGAAGGGCCGGTGCCAGCTCAGGGAGGTGAAGCCATCCCAGCGCACGATGGCGAAGTCCCGGGACAGCCTCTCCACCGTGCCGGTCATACCGGACACGACGTGCTGGACCCTGACGGTCTCAGGCTTGGTCTGGGTCTCTGGCTGATCAGTCACGGCTCAGGCCTCTCACGCAGGTGGGTGGGTCGCAGGGTCTCTCCCCCTACTGCATCTGGGAGGGCTGATCTGCGTCACGGAATCAGGCGCTGGCCATGTCGCACCCGGGTGGCGGCATCACATGGGGGCCGAATACAGACGCGTATCCATATGAAGGCATAACAGGGGCAAATAGCCTCTGACCAGGTCATTTACGGCAGGGGTACGGGGGGCTGCAGAACTCCAGAACGCAGGTCGTGCGCGGGCTGACCACGCGTATGTGCATCCCAAGCGCCCGATTTGCACCAGTTAGAACGGGGGGATGTAGGGGTACTACCCGGTACCCCTAGGGTGTCTACAGAGAGTCACAATGTCTACATAATTCTCAAGCGAACACGCAGGTCAGAGGCACTTTACCGAGTTGCAGGCTGGCAGAGTATCACCGATAGTTATCTCAGCGCCACACACACCCGCACACACAAGCGCGCAGGCGCTAGCGCACACCCACACACACGCCCACCCGCAGTTCTCTGCGCGGTGGGCTTTGCCATGCCCAGGAGGCTTGCCATGTCCCTTACCGCCCGCTCCGCTGCCGCCCGTATCGCTGCCGCCCGTACCGCCCGCGCTGCTGACGCGCTTGTCGTCGCCCCTGCGCCTGACGCGGTCGTGACGCCCGCACCTGCCCCCGCCCGTGAGGTTCCCGCCTTCATCGTCGCCCGTGCCGACAACGCGACCACCAACCGCGCTATCTCTGCCGCGCTGCGCAGCATCGCGCTTGAGCCGCGTGGGGGCGTGTGGGTGGCTGCCCAGGCGCATGTGGCCGCGGGTGGCTTGCTCACCCCCGTCGTCCTGGCGGACCTGCGCCGCCGCTTTGCCCCCGCCCAGGGGCGTGCGGACGGGGCGCGTGGGCGTGACCGCGTCGCCGAGCGTGCCGCGAACCGTGCCGCCCACGCCCGGGTGAGCGCCACCCGCGAGGCCGCGCGTCTCGCAGCCAAGTAAGGCCGAAACGCCCGTCCGGGTCGCACTCGGACGGGCGTCCGCACGTGACACGTGCGCTGACGAGGCCGCGGGCTTGCCCGCACACACCCACACGGGAGATTCACATGCTGCACTTCCTGCTCATCCTGACGATCGTCGCGCTTGTCCCCGTCGCGGTCGCAGCCGTGCGCACCTACGCCTACGTGGCCGGGCGCGGCTCTGGCGACGACCTGACCTCCCGCATGCGCGCCCAGCTGGGCCGCGACGCGGCGGACTACATCGCGGGCACCGGCGCGTACGCCCCCGCCCTGGACCTGCCGCGCTACTAGCCCACGCACACACCCGTACACCCACCCGCACCCGAGAGGTACCCGCCATGGACCTGACCATCTCCCACCCCGGCACGACGCTCGCCATGCGCAAGCGCGTGGGCACCCACGCTGACGCGGCGTCGGAGCTGCTGACCGCCGCGCTTGGCGGGTCCGTCCCCGAGCGCGAGCACGTGCTGGCCTTTGCACAAGACCTGCTCGCCTACCCGACGGGCGAGCTGACCACCGTGCGCGGACACGCCCTGGCCTACCGCCTGGGCGACGACATCGCTTGACGCCCGGTCTGTGCCGCTTGCCGACGCGCCCCGCACCTGCGGACGTGCGTCGGCTTGCGAGACCGACCGGTCTCCCGAGCGCGCCGGGACAGCGCGCACCCACACCTGCACACGAGAGAAGACGCCATGACTGCACGCACCCACACCCCCGCCACCTCCCCCGCCGCCGACCTGGTCGCCCGCCTGGCCGCGCTCACCCCCGCGCAGGTCACCGCGCTGCTGGCCATCCTGCCCGCCCCTGACGCCGCCCCTGTCGCCCCCGTGAGCACCCCCGCCGTGAGCCTGTGCGTCGGCGTGACCAAGGCGGGCGCCGCCTGCGCCCGCAAGGCCCGCGCTGGCAAGACCACCTGCTGCGACGCTCACGCCGCGCCTGTGGTCGTGGCCGCACCCGCCGCCCCGGTCAAGGCCGTGAAGGCCGCCCGCAAGGGCAAGGCGCCCAAGGTCGCCCCCGCACCCGCCCCCAAGCCCAAGGCCGCCCGCAAGCCGGTCGACGAGGCCAAGCGCGCCGAGGCCCAGGCGCGCGCCGCCGCCTACCGGGCACGCAAGAGCACCAACCGCGAGATCGTCGCCCCCGCGCTGCGGGCGGCCGGGCTGGCGCCGACCGGCCCGGCGTGGGCGGCTGCCAAGGCCGTCATGGCCGAGGGCGGCACGGTCGAGACCGCGGTCGCCGCCGCGCTCGTCCTCGCCTGACCCCCTCCCGCGCACGGACCCGGGCACACGCTCGGGTCCGTGCGGGATACAGACGCGCGTCCGAACCCGCACATCCCCCCGCACACACCCACCCGAGAGGCTTCGCCATGTGGTTCCTCGTCCTGCTCGCCATCGTCGTCGTGTGGGTGCTCGCCTGCTCCCGCGTCGGACGCTGGATCCTGGCCGCGCTCGCCACCGCGTTTGTCGCCCTGGTGGTCTACGCCTACAGCCTGCCGGTACCGCCGTACGTGGCCCCTACCCCTGCACCCGTGACCGCCGTGCCCGCCACGCCCGCTCCCGTCCGGCCGTACGGCGCCGTTGACGACGGTTCCTACGGCGCCACGCCTACCGCCCCCGCAAGCGAGAGCGAGTGCGTCTACGTGGGTGCCGAGACGGCGCACCTGCTGGTCGAGGGCGGCGGCGCGACCAAGTGGGCGGGCTTCGTGTGCGCTGACGACGTCCTGCGCTGAGCGCGCTTCATGTCCGCCCGTGAGTGAGCGGGTGGGCATGGGGGGTCGCTCAGACCTCGCACCACCGCAGCACCCCCCGGCCACGCGCATACGGCGCGGGCCACCACGTGCCCAGGAGGCATGCAATGAACCTCGTCGCCACCCACGCAGACGTGCTCGTCGACCACGCGCTGGTCACCCGCCGACGTGCCGTCCGCACGGTCGTCCCCACGCGCACGCTGATCGCCGTCATGCCCGCCCCCGACGCGCTGATCGTCGCTCGCACGCTGGCCTACACCGGCCCGCTGCCCACCCAGACGCTGGCGCGCCGCCTGGCCCCGCCCACCGCCGCCTGACCTGCACCACGCACCACGCAACTCCGCAGCACCCACCCGGCCCCCGCTTGAGCGGGGGCCATCGCATGCCCAGGAGGCACGCCGTGACCAAGTCCACCCGCACCCGCACCGCCCCCGCCGCGACCTACGTGGTCAGCAGCGACACGCCGACCGTCGCCCCCGTCGCGCCGCTCACCCAGGCGCTCACCCGCATGCACCACATCGCCTGGCTGCGTGAGCAGGGGTGGATGGACTCCGCCCGCCTGCCCGCCGCCCTGGTGTGGGCGCGCCAGCCGCTGCACGTCTGAGCACGCTCGCACCCCACGACCGGTCCCGCCAGGACCTGACCGGCCGTGGGGTGCGGGGGCTGCTCAGCCCGCACACGCCCCCGCACACCCACAAGGAGTGACATGAACGCCACTGACGTCATCGGCTACGCCTACCGCGCCGCCGTCTACTGCCCCGCCCACCTGGTCGCCCAGCTCATCCGCGAGGGCCTGGCCGCCCCCGCCGCCCGTGACATGCCCGTGACCGAGGTGCTCGCCCAGGTCGCCGAGGCCAACGCGATCGACGCCGACAGCGCCGACACCGACGAGTTCCCCGCGCCGGTGTTCGCGCTGCCCGATGCGATGGACGACCACTGCGACGCCGGGCACCCGCTCGTGGACGCGCCACTGCCCGACGCGGTCGCCCGCCGGATCGCCGCGGAGTGGCACGGCGGGCAGACCTCCGCGCTGCTGACCCTGGCGACCACCGGCGCGATCACGGCTGACGCGCTGGACGAGGTCGACGCCGAGCTGGCGGGCACCGTCCCCGGCGACCACGAGCTGGCCGACGAGCGCGCCGACCTGATCGCCCTGCGCGACTACATCGCCCAGACGGGCGAGCGCGGCCCGGTGCACGGCTGGAGCCGCATCCGCTTCTGAGCGCGCTTGCAGCGCACGGACACCGCGTCCGTGCGCTGCCGGGGTCGCTCAGACCCGCACCCACGCCCCCCCACAGGAGCTGCCATGACCGTCACCCCCGCCACGCCCGTCACCGCCATGCCCGTCACTGTCGACGAGCGCCTGCTGCGCGCCATCCTGCGTGACCTCGCCGCCCCGCAAGGCGTCACCCCCGCACCCGTCGTGGAGCCTGGCACCCCCAGCACGGCGGCCCACGTCACCACCCTGGCCGCCTTCACGTTCAAGGGCGCCGACGTGGACGAGCTGGTGGTCGGCGACGACGAGCTGGAGATCGTCGCCCCCGCCAAGCGGCGCTCGCCCTACAACCGCGTGCTGTACCGGGGCGGGCGTGACCTGCTTGGCACCGACGCCACCTGGCGGGCGCTGGCCGCGGTGCACGCCGAGTTCGCCGCCCTGGCAGGCGCACCCGAGGCCGCCAAGCCCAAGGCGGCCAAGACGGCCAAGCCCAAGACGCCCAAGGCCAAGGCGGCCAAGGCGCGCACCCCCAAGCCCGTCGTCGCGGTGCTGCCCGCACCCGACGCCCCGGCCGACCTCGCGGCGCTGGTCGCCGCACTGCCCGCCGACACCCAGGCGGCGCTGGCCGCGCTGCTGCTGGCCGTCTGACCCACACCCGCACACCCGCACACACAAGCCCAGGAGGGCCGCCACATGAGCAACGTCACCCCCGACTTCGTCGGCCGCGAGTTCGAGCAGCTGAGTGAGTGGCTGGCGACAGACGCCGACGTCACCATCGACGACCTGCGCATCGACCTGCGCTGCGACGCCAACGCCCACCGCCGCTTCCAGGTGCGCATGGGCCTGGACGTCGTGCGCCTGCGTGTGCGGCGTGAACTCCTCGGGCAGGCGCCCGCCAAGGACCTGCTGGTGACGCTGCGGGCCATCGGCGGCCTGTGGCGGCAGGTGGACAACACCACCGCACCCCCGTCCTGGTTCGGCGACCCCCTCACCCACGAGATCTTCATGCTCGCCGAGGCCGTGGGCGAGCGCATGCAGCTGGGCGAGGGACAGCTCATCGCCGAGCTGTTGCAGTCCTGACCCGCCCGCACACCCCCACCTGACCTGAGAGGAACTGCCATGCCCATGACCGACACGCAGCGCCGCGAGCACCTGGCGGCGCTCGGACTTGCACCCGACGGGCCGACACTGGTCGTCACCCCCCCAGTCGACGCCGTCCCGGAGGCACCGGCCGCACCTGCACCGGTTGCGACGCCCGTCCAAACGCCGGGCCTGCCCGCACTGCCGCCCGACGAGCTGCTCCTGGCCGACGGGGCGTTCGACCGTCACAAGCTGTCGGCGCGTGACCACGGGCGAGCGGTGTCCAGCCCGTTCAACAAGCTGCTGCACGCCCGCATCTGCACGCTGACGGCCCGCGTCCAGCGTGAGGCGCACGCCGCCACCAAGACCGCCACGACCGGCCACGTGCGCAACCGCGCACGTGACGCCGCGACCGACCGCACCGCCCAGGTCGCCATCGAGACCGTGCTCGCGCTGCTCGCCGAGCACGGCATGTCGGTGTCTGACCTCGCCCGCCTGTCCACCCCCGCACCGATCACCCAGGAGACGACCTGACATGGACACCCTCACCCGCGACCGCATCCGCGACCTGGTCACCGCAGCCGTCACCACCCGCAGCGCCCCGAACGTGTCCGAGGCCGTGCTGGCCGACGCGACGCTTGAGGACCTCACCTCCGGCACCGGCATGGACACCTCCGCCGACGCCCACGCAGCCCGCCGGTCCGGCAACCCCATCGACGCCGAGGCCGCCCGTCAGCGCGAGCTGAGCCGCGCCCGTGCGGTGGCCCGCCGCGCCGCCCAGCGCCGCAAGGCCGCCCGCCGCGCCGGTGAGCAGGCCGACCGTGACGCCCAGACCGTCACCCCCGAGGCGCTGCGCGCCGTCATGCCGATCACCACCCTGCTGGTCGGCATCATCGACACGATCGCCACCTCCCGCGCCCGGCGTGTGGAGCGCATGGTCGGCACCGCCGCTGAGGACGCCTGCTCTGAGACCTTCATCGCGGTCAACCGCGAGATCGCCCTGTGCGAGCACGACCACGCCGCCCTGGCGCTGGCCGCCGCCTGGCTGTCGGCCCAGGTCGGGGTGCCCGACTGCGACGGCGACTCCCCCGAGCACGCGTCGTGGCTCATGGGCGTCATCGTCAACCGCTCACGCTCCAGCGTGCAGCGCATCTACCGCGACATGTACGCCGCTGGCGAGCTGCGCAGCGACTCCCTTGAGCGCCTGGACACAGCGCTGGCCAACTCCGGCGGCGTCGACACCGTCATCGCCCGCCACCTGGCCGACCGTGTCCCGGGCATGACCGGGGCGCGCTTCCCGACCCCGGGTCGGCCCGACGCGCACTTGCTGTCGGCCACCCTGGCCGCCGCGATCACCGCCCGTGGCCTTGACGCCCTGGTCGAGGTGCTGCTCGACGACGCCCACCGGCGCTCCGACGGCTACTTCCGCTGGACCGAGTTCTCCCGCGACGTGTTCGCCGCCTGCGGGATGGCCGAGTCCTACGACAGCTACCTGGCCGACCGCGACCCGGCCATCCGCGCCGAGTACGCCAAGCGTCTCGCCCAGCGCACGCTGCGCTGGCTGCGCATCGCCACCGTGATGGCTCACGACCACTTCGAACGCGGCGCGTTTGACCCTGACACCTTCCTGGCCGACGGGTCCCGCGTGCTTGCGTCGCAGACCTACACGCTGGCCGTGTTCCCCGACCCCGAGGCAGCCGCTGCGGCCATCGCCGACGCGCTGGACGCGCTGACGCTGTGACCCGCGCGTACGTGGAGGACTTCTCCCCCGCCCCACGTGATGCGGCGTGCGCGTCACGTGGCGTGCATGCGCACCCCGCACATCACGTGACGTCACCCGCAAGACTCACCGATCGTCGCCGAATCGGTGAGTAGCCATTGCCGCTGGACGATCCGCCCCGCATTCCCTGCGGTGCGTGGTGAGTCCCGGCGCGTTGCACCCGCACGTCTACGTCATCCCAGGCGGTCCGGTTCAGTGCCCGAGCAACCGAAGCCATCACGAGCGCGAGTCACACATCGCGCCGCACGGCCATCGCGTCCCACCCCCGGGTGAGTCGCCAGTAGCCTTCGCGGGCCTCTCGACGCCAGTGCCAAGCGCCTATCCCGTTCCTGTGCATGCACACGACAGGCGGTTCGCAGCATCGCATCACCCCCCGCACGGACCGGCCGCCCCGCACGGGACGGCCACCCGACAACGCTCAGGAGGGCAACCATCATGGCCCGCACCCCCAAGTCCCAGCCCGCAGTCGACGTGTCCAAGCTGTCGCCCGAGCTGCTGGGCCAGCTCACCGAGGTCCTGCGTGCCCTCGGCGTCCAGCCCGAGTTCGCCACCCCCGCCGCGGTCGCCGAGGCGGTCGCACCGAAGTTCGACGCCAAGGTGCACGCCGAGGCGCACGGCTACGCCCTGAACACCGGGCGCGTCTACCTGACCGCCGACGCTGTCAAGGCCGCCGGTCGAGTGGTCAAGACCGGCACGCCCGAGATCGTCGCCACCTCCGGGGGGCGCTCCACCCACGTCCTGGTGTTCCGCACCGACACCGGCGACGCCGCCGTGCAGAACCTGCGCTCGGCCTGACGCAACCCCGAGCGCAGCGGCTCACGTCGCTGCGCTCCAAGAAACGCCAGCACCCACCCAGACACACACGAGGAGCACGACATGAGCACGGACGAGTGCGTGTACTGCAACGAGGCGCCTGCCGACCCGGGCTTCGACCGCTGCACGCCCTGCCGCACCTGGCGTGACGAGGAGTGGGCCGAGGCCAACAGCCTAGCCCCCGGTAGCGTCACCGCCCACGTCAAGCCCGGCGACGAGGGCAAGTCCTACGCCGAGGTCACCGTCCGCGACACCACGCTGGTGGTGCACGAGTCGCTGACCGACCCGCAGACGGTCAACGTCGAGATCGACGGCGACTACGAGCACGGCGAGCACCTGCGCCTGCACGTCAACGACAACGTCGTGTTCGACAGCCGCCAGCCCGGCGGCGGCAACCCCGAGCAGGTGGCCGAGCTGGTCGCCCTGACCCGCAGCCTGGGCCTGGGCGAGGGCGACCTGGACGAGGACGTGCACGAGGCCAAGGCGGGCGAGGCGGCGGGCGTCAACAACGCGCTGGAGGACCAGATCTGCTACCTGCTCAGCAAGCAGGGCTACGCCGACACCGAGACGCTGCTGCGCCGCATCCAGGAAGACAACGCCTAGTCCGCACCGCCGCACCAACCCCCCGTTCCGACGCACGTCGGAACAGGCCCCAAGGAGGCCGCACGTGAGCATCAGCAGGCAGCACTTCATCGCCATCGCCGAGGTCATCGCCGACAGTGACGAGTTCCGCTCCGACGAGGCGCGAGAGCGCTTCGCCGACGGGATGGCCCGGGAGCTGGCGCAGTTCAACGGCCGGTTCAACCGCCAGATCTTCCGCGGCTTCATCGACCAGCGGCGCAAGGCCACCGCGCTGCGGCGCCTGAACCGCGCAGCCTGACACCGTGTGCACGGTGTGCGGCGCCGCCATCACCCCGCCCGAGCGTGCCGAGGCGGGGTTCGCCTACTGCAAGGACACGATCTGCGGCCGGTGGGCACGCCAGCCGCTGGAGCTGGTCGAGGTCAAGTCGGGCAAGACGGGCACGATGATCGTCCAACGTGCCCATGTGCAAGCCGATGCTGCGGCGGGCCGCACCCGCGATGCCCGGCGCCTGTGAGGACCTGATGACCGACCCGACCCTGGACACCGACTGCGAGGGTCACCAGCACTACGCCCTGGTGCTCGTGGCCTCCGGCGACCAGTTGCTGCCCGGCCGGGCGCTGGCCGATGTGACCATCCACGCCTGCCCGGAGACGGCCAAGGCGCAGATCGAAACCGCGCTGACCTGCACGTCCACCATCGCGGTGGCCGCCCACGGCGACCTGATCCACCTGAACTGAACCCCCGTCGAAGCGCCCCCGGCCACGATGGCCGGGGGCGTTGTCATGCCCAGGAAGGTACCGAGATGAGCAAGTCCTACCACCGCGACGACGAGCGCCGAGTGACACAGGCGGCCCGCCGCGCAGTCCGCAAGGCCCGTGAGTCCGGCGAGCAGCCGGTGTTCTTCATCGACGCGGCCACCGCCCAGGCGGTCCACACCGAGCTGCGCCGCCAGCCCCGCCGGGTCCGGTAAGCGCAGATCACACCACCTGCACCGCGCACCACACACGTCACCTAGCATCACCCGCTGACCACCGGTTCGTCGCCACTTCGGTGAGTGATGATCGACGGTCGTCAAGGCCTTGGAGGGCCGCATCATGGCGAAGACGACATGGGAAGACTTCACGCTCCAGACCGAGCACCGCCGGTGGCTGCTGCGCGACGGATCGGTCCTGGAGGCCGAGCGCGTGTGGGAAGTGAGCGGCTCGGGTCGCAAGATGCGCTCCAAGCGCCACATCGAGCTGACCGGCTTCGCCAAGGACCAAGACGCCCTGGTGCTGCGCGCCGCGCAGCTGGACGCCGAGGCCCGCGGCGCCGAGCTATGGGTGTGCCTGTTCCCGGAGCGCAAGCCGCTGGACAGCGCGTCACTGCACCTGGTCCAGCCCCGCGATGAGCACAACAGCTACAACACGCGGCGCCCGCCGACCCGGCTGCGGTTCGTGTTCCGCCACCGCGACTACCCGATCGAGGCGCACCTGATCATCGTCGCCGAGGAGAACTACAACCGACGCCAGGTCGTCAGCGCCGAGCTGATCTTCCCGTCCACCCGCAGATACGACATCGAGACGCCGTCGGAGGTGTCGGCAGGAGCCGACGAGTACGCCGATCGCATCCCGGTGCAGCTGGGCACCCAGTCGTTTGACACAGAGCAGGAGGCGGCGGCGTTCCTGTCCCGCCAGACCTCAGCGGCGCTGTCGATGGCGTCGGTGGAGATCCCGGACCGCTACATCCCCGGCATGGAGAGCTTGCTGGTCTTGGACTTCGCTGAGTCCAACGTCGGCGGCGACTTCGTCGCCACGCTCCAGGACTTCGTGTCGTCAGGCCCGGCGCTGGAACGCGCCACCGCAGCCTATGAGGACCTGCGTGCCGCGATGCGCAGCCTGGGCGTGGTGATGGCGCCACGCAACGCCGACGTGTTCGCCGCAGCACTGGCGGCCAACACCAAGCACGTCCTGGAAGCCCCGATCACCACCGTCGCCGGTGAGACCCGCGGCCGTTACGGCGGCGGCGACCACGCACTGTCGCTGCACATGGCCACCGGCACCTTCGCGGTCACCTGCAACATTCGCGGTGACGGCGGGGTCACCCCCGAGGAACAGTCCGAGACCTGGGAGCTGGCACGCTTCGAGGCCGAGATGCGCGGCGAGCTGGACGCCTTCCTGGCCTACTGCGCCAGCTTGAAGGTCGAGCA